GCTCTTACTATTTCTAACCACATTTCATGTAGCTGCTCTAAAGTTACATCTGAATGATCTACCTGTGTAGATATTTTTTTATTATAAAACTTTAAAGTAATTTTAGTTGGTTCTATTTTATTCATAATCCTGTGCAAACCCCTCATATTCGAGGGGGTTTAAAATTGTTATTTACTTACGTTCATTATCCCATTATTAAGTTATATAAACTGCTCCATATAACTATTGTGATCGCTGCTATTATAGTCCAAGCTATAATCTTCATATATTTCTCTTTCATATCTTAGGTATTCATCACTGTTCTATAAGCCTCTTCATAGATCTCTGTTAGATCTTTATTAGGGTTTTTTTTTCTTAATATGCTCACTTCATTGAATAGAAGATTTCTTCTACCATGTTCTTCAGCACTATATACTATGTCTTCTATGTTCATTAGTCAACTCTAAATGTAGGGTCAATAATAACTTGTATTATACAAAACAATATTCCACTCACTGCAAGCAGAAGAAGTGAAGATATTATAGTGTATTTTATAATGTTAAATAGTTTATTCATAAGACTTTTCTTCTATTAATTGTGAATCTGTTATTATGTTTATTTTCTTTTTAACTTCACTTCTTTTGTCATTTGTAATATACACTGATCTGGCTAAGTCTATAAAGTCTTGACCAAAGGATTCTTCTTTCTCAAAATCTCTTATCCAGTCTTCTATATACCAAAGTTTGGTATTTATTGTTGACAAATCTTCGTAAAGGTCCCTTAATTCCTTTCCATACTTCTGAAACATGTCAGTTGCTATAGGATTAAGTTCTGCAGCTTCTTTTCTAATATTAGCTAACTTATTTGGATCATTGATAAAGTCTAGCTTTAGATTTAATATAGTAAGCTTATCTAGTATTTCTCCGTTTGATACTTCTATTTTCATCTTTTAACTATATCTGTATAGTAGTCATTTAAAAACTTGGGTTCTAGCTGAACAGTTCCTTTTCTATTGTCTAATACTTTATCAGCTTGATTAAATATAGCTTCACTATCAAAAGTTCCCATACCAGAAATGTGCAAGGTATTCATTCCCCAACGATAAATCATTGTATGTTTTAATAATTTAGATTCATAGACTGTACCACCGTGAGCGAAGGTTATATCTGCATCTTCATCTCCACTCTTTTCAGGAAATTTAATTCTGTCTAAATATGACTTTGCATATACATTTCCATTATTAATGTTGCTGGACTCTCTTTCAAATACATTATTACTAAAAAAATACATTCCACTACTTCTGTATATGTCATGTCCAGGATTAGCATTTATATCTGCCATCACATTACTTAATGCCCATGGTGTAAGTAAATCATCATCATCTAATCTATATATGTAATCATATTTACATTGCTTGTATCCCCACTCTAGCTTAGCCCCTATAGATGAAAATCTTTCTTTATGATTTATAATTTTTACATTAGGGTGATCTAATTTATATTCAACTTCTGCATTATCATTTATTATAACCATCTCACATTGTGGAGGTAGTTCTTGTCTTAAAAAAGATTCAATAGCTTCTTCTAATAAATGGTGTCTTTTGTATGTAATTGTTAAAACTGATATCATGTTGGTAGTATTAGTCCGTTATTAAAATAAGTTGGTAATATTGTCCATCCTTTACAATACATATCTTCCCAACCTCCTGAGAATTTTGGTCCAAACCATGTCTTTGGTGCAACCACTATCTTATTCTTATATGTAGATAAGTATGCAGCCCACCAGCTGAATGAAGAGTTGGATATAATAAAGTGATGACACATGGACATTATCCATAACTGTTCATGACTTTTCCACCCCTGTAGATATGTAACCGGTTTATCAAACTTTAGTTTTGCTTTACACCAATCCAGGTCATCACTAGCTACAAGATACTGATCAGTGTCAGGGATTAACTTTGTAGCAGAGTATATATATTCTTCTGAAACAGTGGGATGATAATCAGGAAACATTAGATAGTCTCCTCTTCTAACGTTTACAACAGTAATAATCTTATCCCTATTAGTTATCATAGGAAATACTTCTTCTACTGTAGAGATAAATGAGGGAGAGGGTGAATACTTTTCTATTATTTCATCACTATACTCTTCAAAATATTTTTCACTTTGAAAGTATCCTCCATAAACTATTGCTGACTTGTCTTTAGATTCAAAGTTTGGTATGAACTGAAACTTTCTGAATATGTTTGTATCATACTCATGGCCTTCGTATCGTAGATCATGTCTACTAATTTTAAGCTCTCTGTTTTGCTTACGAGATTGTGCATAGGCGTGAGCAATCATAAACATTTGATTACCTAATCTGCCCCCTAAGGATGGTATTATATAGTCTTTACCAGACATGTATTACATCAAATGGAGATAAGAGTAAAACCTCTTGATCATCGGTAAGAGGTATCAAGTGTGCATCTTTTAATTTACCTGGATCTACTAAGACCTCATCTCCTGGTTTGAAATGTGTTACTAAATCTCCGACATCATAAACTAAAAGCTTAGACATCTTTTTTAACATTTCTCTCTGTAGAGCCTCTTTAGTGTTAGCATCTACTTCAAGTTTACTTTTCTTTCTTTCAGGTACGTGTACATATACACGATTACCTAAGAGTCTTTTATATGGTTTCTTGCTCATAATTCTATATTAGTTAGTTTCTCAAATCTTTCTTTATCATCTCCTGATAAATATGCCTCAGTTTGAAATACCTGTGTTTTCTTCTTTGTCCCAATCACCTTATTGTTCTTAGGATTAATGTTAGGCACCTCTTGTATACGTTCATGCATATCATCTAACAATACTACAATAGTATCAGTAGACATCTGTACAGATCTTATAACCTTATCAAGGTTAATGCTGTCTGTGAACTCAGTAAATTCTTGTGGGTCTGTTCCCTCCACTGCTTCTTTTCTTTTATAAAAGAATTGGTTTCTAGTATAACTCATATTTTTTTAATAGTTTGGTTCTACGTTGGTTTATTATATCATATTTGTACATATCTGATTCAACATCAGCATGTTCATCTAACGTCAAAAGTATAATATTTTCCTCATCCATCCTAATCTTGGGATATTTATTTTTAGGTAGTATATGATGGAAGAAAGCACTTGATGGTTCTTTTCCTAGATACTCACCACTGATCTCAGACCGGTGTGGTCTCTTTTTCCATATCTGTGTAAAAAATAAATGATCTTCATTAGGTGAAGGTTTCCCCTTAGACTTATTAGATCTAAGGGTTCTCCTCCTCATAGCTGGTTGAGTAGTGGTACCAGCTAATGGTTTTCTTGGCTTGTGCCTAAAACAATATTCACTTTCACTTTTTGCACCACAAACTTTACAGTTCATCAGTATCAAAAAGTTGTGGTGTTACTTCTTGTGGTTTTACCACTTCTATCTGACTAATCATATCTGTCATCTCTACTATGGGAGACTCTTCTTCTTCTTCATTCATCTCTTCACCTTTGATAGCTGTAATGATCTTCATACGTAGCTCATTGTAGAACTTTTCATCATTACGCACCATGTCTTTAAACTCTTCAAGATCATGCTTAACACCATCGACTGTCATAGTCTTACCATACTTTCTACCTAACTCATAGTCATTAAGTAGCTGCATCATCTCACCAACCTTATCAATACCTACACCATATAGGACCTCAAAGTCTGATAGTATGTAAGGAGGAGTCATCTTGTTCTTGATAGCTCTAACCTTAGTAATGTTACCATACACCTGACCAGCATCTTTAGCTAGTGATCTACTAACTTCTATTCTTGCATCTGAATAGAACTTAAGTGCATGTCCACCCTGAGTAGTTGTAGGGTTACCAAACATAACACCAATCTTTTCTCTGTACTGAGACACTACAATGACACAAGTGTTAGTGTTATGACACATAGACTTAATCTTAGGGTATGCACTACTGTTTAGTCTTGCTTTTTTACCAATTGCATGTTCTCCTACAGCCCCATCTAGTACTGCTTTAGGTATAAGTGATGAGTCTGAATCGATAATGATTAGATCTACCTCACCGGTTTGCATTAGTTCTACTGCAATGTTGAAACCTTCTTCACCGCAGGATGGTTGTGCAATCATCATAGTCTCTGTGTCTACACCTAGAGCTTTAAAGTAATTTGTATCAACAGCATGCTCGCCATCAATATATACCACCTTACCTCCTTGTGCTTGACAGCTAGCTACAGCATGTCCACATATAGTAGACTTACCTGTACCTTCCCAGCCCATGAGTTCATACATTTTACCTCTCACAAATCCTCCTACGCCTAATGTCTTCCAGTCAAAACCAATTGATCCTGTACTGAATGTATCATACGTCCCCTCAGATTTACCTTCTAATGACAATACAGTTCCCTTACCGTATTGTTTGTTTAATCTTTCTAGTGCATCTTCAAAAGTGTTTGCACCATCTGTCGCTTTTTGTGACTTCTTTGCCATATTTAATTGTTTAAATGTTATGTGTAAATATACGAAATTTATGTGATATTGCTGATAAAAAAAGCCCTGGATTTACATCCAAGGCTCTTCTTCAACAATTAAAAAAACAGAACAGAAATACTTAATTCAAATAATCATGAGAAACCACAAAGGGTCCTCTTTCTAGGGTTGATTGTTTTTAAAGTGGACCCTTCCACCTCTTTCAGATCCAAATATACAATTAGTATACGGACAAACCAAAACAATTCTAACCTTATCAATGAACTTTTTTAACTAAGTTAGTTAGCCTTCGCAGCTTGCACACTCTAAAATGTCACGTGCAAACGCTTGAGCTGAACTCTGACTGAACTGATAATATAGTGTTTTAACTCCCTGTTCGTGAGCAAATAGATACAATTGATTGATATCTTTTGCTGGTACACTAGGATCAATCATCAAGTTTAAACTCTGTGACTGATCTATGAACTTCTGACGTGAAGCAGCTTGGATCACTATCTCCTTTGGACTAATTTCTATAAAAGACTTGAAAACTTTCTTAGTAGGGAAGTCTAGATGTTGCACTGAACCGTCCTTCTTTAAGATACTTTCCCAGGTCTCTTTGTTATTCAACTGATACTTCTCCAACTCTTCTATAAGGAATGGATTCTTATATACAGTCTTAGACTTTGCAAGATCCTTAACGAAGTAGTTAGATTTGATAGGCTCAATACCCATAGATACTGCACCGTGTATAAATGAACTAGACTTAGTTGGTGCTATAGCCATCAATGTGGTGTTAGCATAACCTTCTCTAATTGATTTGTATCCTTTTGCATCGTGTAACCATCGAGATGCTTCTTCCGTCCGTTCTTTAATAGTTTTAAAGATCTTAGTGTTAATCATCTTGGCCTCCATGGATTCAAACTCTATCAACTTTGATTGTAAATAGGAATGATATCCTAGTGCCCCTACACCAATTGCTCTATGTTGTGAAGCAAATCTCCAGGCTCTCTTCATACCGGCCATATACTCAGCTTTCTGTATGAATTCATCCATCACTGCATTTAAGAAATGTGTGTACACCTCTATTGCATCTGTCTCTACTATCTCATCCCAATGTAATAAGTTGATAGATCCTAAACAACAAACAAAACTATTAAAGCTGTCTGTTGGTAGTTGTATCTCTGAGCATAGATTAGATGCTGTGATCTTGTATCCTAAGTTCTTATACGGTGTGTTGTTGTTTGAATTGTCATAGAACATAATATATGGAAATCCAAACTCATTCCTGTGTTGAATGATCTTGGCCCATGTCTTACGTTTGTCTTTACTTCCTGCTTTCATGGATTTCAACCATGCATCTGTAACAGTAACACCATATTGTAGATTCTGTATAGGGTTACCTTCGGTACCTATGTCTAGAAACTCATCTATGTCCTTGTGCTCTACTGGTAGATAAACTGCACAGGCACCACGTCTAGCTTCAGATTGTTTACAAACATCCACCACTGTGTTATATATTCTTGCATAGTGTATAGGACCATCTGCCAGCCCTCCAGTACTAATACTTGTTCCTCTTGGTCTGATGTTACCAAGGAATGCACTTGTGCCTCCTCCATATTTAGACATCATACCCACTTCACGTCCAGCATTTAATATGCTATCTAGTGTATCATCTACATTAGATCCATAACAACTGATCGGTAGTCCCTTTCTCTTACCAAAGTTTATCCAAACTGGTGTAGATAGACTATAGAAACCTCTTGCCATGTAGCTTTCAAACTTAGCAGCAAAACCAGGCATCTTTAAGTACTTTTCAGCTACGTTAGCTATGTCCCTGATTCTTTGTTCCGGCTCCTCATCTATATACCCTCTGGATAAGAACTGTCTACTGTCTTTATTAAGCCAGTAATATCTTGTATATTCCATAATTAAAATAAATCGTCTTCTGTTATACTTTTGCTTTTCTTATTGTAATCCACAGACTTCTTGTAAAAGAAATCTCCCTCCTTAGTAGAAGTTATTTCTATATCAAACCATTTTGTTGACTCTAATAAATTGTCATCAACTTCAAACAATGGGTCCATACCAATCTTTCTCAGTGAATTATTAAATCTGTTCATTATAAAATGTTGTATAGTTTCCTTTGGAAGAAACCATAGTTCACCCTTCTCAAATATCCAGTCAAGTATACCACACTCTGCTATATAAGCTTTCTTACACGCAGAATATATTAGTTCCTTAAACTCATCATTGAACCAGTCTGGGTTCTCTTTCTTTATAATGTTAATGATCTCAGCTCCAAAGTTACCATGTATTTCTTCCTCTTTACTAGTTGCCTCAACCACATTAGATATACCCTTAAGTACATTCCGATCTTTGTTAAAGCTCATCATAATTAGAAACTGACTAAACAGGCTTACGTGTTCTATAAATAAAGAGAACAGTAAAACAGACTTAGTATACATTTTGTCGTCTTTAGAGCGTGTACCATTTAGGTACTTCTTTAAGTACTTAATTCTATTAGCTATAGCTGGCACCTCTACTACATTCTCGAACTCCTTCTCTAAACCAAGTATACGCAATAGTCTTGCATATGCATCTTTATGTCTAACCTCAGACTCTGCAAATGTAAATCCTACATCACCTATCTCTGTAATTGGCATACGTTTATACAAATCACCCCAAAATGTTTTAACGTTTACTTCTATCTGTGCTATAGCAAGCATAGTTTTCTTGATAACATCACGTTCTTGATCACTAATTGTAATCTTGAAGTCTTGTATATCTTCAGTAAAGTTAAACTCTGTGTCAATCCAATAAGAATGTCTAATTGCATCCTTATAAGCTAACAGCTGTGGGTATTCGTAGGGAAGTATATTTACTCTAGGTTTGAAAATGTTCTTATTCATGTTGTAGGGGTTTACCATTAATATCTAATCCAATTGATTGTAATCTTTGTTCCAACTCAAACTCTACTTTCAGTATCATCATAAGTTTTTCTTCGATCTCTGCATGAATAACTCTAGCTACCCAAGGCATAATGTCAGACAAATTGCTCTGCACTCTAGGAATTCCACGTACTGTAGAAACTTCTTTAAGTCTAAATCCTTCTATAGTAGAAAGATCATCCATTACGTTATTCATAAACGCAACAACTTGAGGTACATCAATACCTAGTCCTGGCCCATCAATGATGAGATGCCATACTCCGTTAAATTCTTCAATTGTTCTCATAGTGGATGTTTATATCGTGTGTGCAAGTTGTACACCACCCACCTGGAGATCGAATAGGATCGCCTTGATTAAGAAGAGTCAAAGCCTCATCTTTATTAATCAATTCTGCGGCTAGCAAATCTAAAACAATTTTAGCTAATGACCTAACTTTTTTCTTTGGTTTTTTCATCTTTCTTAGGTTTTAATTTGTTATCAAGAATTTCGATGGCCTTAAATATAGCTTTATGCTCAGCCTTCTTACGTGTGTTGTATGGAATGCTAGCTCCACCCTCACTGTATGGGTGTCCCAGGTGCCAAACAAAACCTACTTCATCTTGATACACAACGTTTATATAAATCTCATGCTCGTCAAATACATCTAGTAAACCTCGTGGGGATTCTTTGATCATTGTAGCTAACTTATCATCGTCTATTTGTTGAGCTTTAACAAACTCTTTGAACTCCTCTGGCATGTCATCATCTACTGTCTTTAGTAGATTGCTCAGGAACCAAGCCTGCACTTCTTTAGTTGAGTGGGGGTTCTTGTTTAATAATTTAATTATTTGCTGTTTCATTTTCTTTGTTTTTAATTTCCATCATATTTAATATCTCTGTGGCTTCGTCCCATCCACTCCAAACCTCCATGTCATCTGACCAGTCTATTCCTAGTTTCTTTTCCCAAAACTCTACAAGATCTGGTGTTTTATTAAACACTCTATACTGAAGACTGATCTCATCTTTGTGTAAACCGTTCTTCATTATCTTGATTACTTTAGGAAACATCTTTTGAAAACCAAGAGATGTAGTAGAATATTTACCGGCTTTAATTAATTTAAAATCTCTCTTCCACTTGTCATCAAGCTTATAAATCAGAATCACATAGCCTTCAGGATAATCATAGTCTTCTATAATTTTGCTGGTCCTTTGATACTCAGCATCTAGAAACTCCCTGAAGTAAATCATGTCTTCCGGCTTAAAGAGAAGGTAAATTACATTATCTTCACCATAATCTAAATCTCGGTCCATGTCTCGTTGGTATGCATTAATAAACCCAAGGAGGCGTAGTGCCCCCTTAGGTATATTCAATGTTGGAACCATAAAGATAGTGGTTATTGTTTTTTTCATTTTAAAATTGCTATTCCATTGTTATTCAAATTTTCTAGTGAAATGTTCCATATGTTATTTGTGTGAGCCCAACTTAGTTCACTAATAAGAGCCTTAACACCAGGGTATTTTCTACCCTTATGTTCAAAACCATTATATGCATCAAATAAATTAACACTATTAACTTGATAAAGTAATGGTCTAAAGTAGTTTGCACTATCACAAACCAAGAATATAGGTTCTAATACAGTGTACTTATCGTATCCTCTAAATGCCCACTCTGCTGCTCTCATATAAAGATAGGCTTGAATATAAGCTCTTCTATATAAATAGTATTCCTCATAGAAGTTCTCAACATTCCATGTACATTTTAAATCATACACTTGAATTGTCATTTCTTGATGATCCACTATAACACGGTCCATCATAGACTTAAACTGGTGGCCATCCACAGTATAGTCTTCTACCTGCATTTGATCTTTGACATCATATCTTTGACTTGTCACACAGTTAACTATATCCTTAACATTAGGGTCAGTCTTTAGTGTCTCTATAATTCTCTCAGCTGTAGCTACTTGTTGTGTGTCCACCACAGTTAAGTTCTTAGAACGTACCTGGCGTATCTCATTGTAGTACAACTCTGCATCAGAACCTATAAACTTCTTGAGCACTTGCTCAAACTTAATCTTAAAAGATGATAGTGTGTATGCTTCCTCTGCTAGCTCTGAAAAGCTACGAGATATGTTACCTGACTCATCTGTAGAATCTAGTGTTACTTCATACAAACGCTCTACAAACTCTAACATAAGTCCTGTAGGAATGTATGCAACTGTTGACATAAAGAACTTATCATCAAATAGCTCTGGCTCCCATAGCATAGTTTCTACTAGTCTACCTAAGTTTGCAGCTACAGAGTCTTTCTCTTTAACGTCTTCATTTAATATATGTTTTCTGTGATATTTCTTTCTGTCCATTGAAAAGTCCTTCAATGAGCTAGAACTATCCAGCATCACAGCTCTGTATAGTTCTTCTGTTTTTGTTGTCCCTTGTATCATTATTTCTGTTTAAATTTCTTTAATTGTATTTCGAGTTTGGTTTTCTCATCATGACATGATTTACAAAGCACTTGTAGATTATCCTGTTCACAGAATAATGTTTCTACAAATCTTGGTAAGTCGTCATATGATCTTAGGCTTCCTGCTTGTTCGATATGATCAACATTAACTTGATCACTTTTGTACCATTTCTTACACTTTTTGCATTGATACTCCCACTTTTGTCGCTTGTTCTTGGATTTACTAATCCTTCTAGCAAGTTTTTTACATTCAGCAATAGGTTTCCACCATCTACTCTTCTGTCTTAAAGCACTTCTGATCATAGACCAGAAAGCTGCTTCTGTCATAGTACCAGCATTTCGTGTGCGTGGTACTCTTGGTTTTTTAACTGCCATGTTGTTGTTTTTAATTAGTGATGTCCCAAATATAATAAATAAATGAGACATCACCTTAATTAAAACTACTCTATTGCACTTACTCTGTCACTAATTGTGTCTTTCATTTTGCTAAGACTAGCAACAACATCTTTAATTTCAGTATAAGTTGTATGAGGTATATTAAACTCATGTTTACTTACCTCAACAGTAAAGCCTTCTTTGGCTTTCTCCTCTAGATTATCAAGCTCTCTAATAGCGTAACCTTCATCCAGTTGTAGAGTATCAAACCTCAAGTCATGTAATATACTTGTGGCCTCTTCTCTTGGTACAGTCATAATTGGAAGATACTCATAGCATCTACCTTTATGTTCACCAATACCAACAACTTTCATTGGATTAATTAGAACTAGAACAGATTGATCACCACATCCTACATAGTGTATTTGATCAGAAGTAAAGTGTAAACCAGCTGCAGCACAATCTTGTGTTGACCAGTTACACTCTTCCTTAGGCATGTTAACAGGCTTACCAATTCTGATGTCAAACGTCTTAGTCCAATCATCAGTGAATCTGTTCTCATGTCTATTAGGTAAATCAAGATACAACTCTGTAAGATTACCTAGCTTCTCACCATAATCAATAGGAACTTCATATTCATTTTCATATGGCTCGCACTCTACATGGCACTGTTCATAATCATCCCACTCTTCTTCAATTAACTCGGTTTTGGTTTCATACAGACCGTTCTTGTGAACAATCTTGTATTCACCTTCCTCCATAAAGATAGTGTAGTCATCCGGATCATTACCCCACACAGCTTTCACCTTATTATATGTATTAGATATAAAGTGTACAAGCTCTGGACTACCGTGTAACGTTACTACATTACGCAATGCTACGAAGAATCCTTGCTTAGTTATTCTGAAACTGTTTTCATGCAGGAACCTATATAGTTCATTAGCTACCTCAGCTCTTGGATTCAAACAACACCACATAAAGAAGTTCTTTAGAGATTGATACTCATCATCTTTATCACAAAGCTCTTGTAGTGAATTGTATTCACTGCGGTTCTGCTTGATTCTATATACCACTTCAATAAACTTCTCTACTAACAAACCAGGTAGAGTTCTGTTAGTACCTGATAGATAGCAACTATCACCTTCTCTTCTAAAGTCATCAAGTTCAACTAGTGCATCGATACCTATTTGCATAGCTTTATTTCTTTCGATATCTCTACGTTGTTGTTCTTTCTGGTCAGCAACTTCGTTAGTCATCATAATGCATTCCAGTTGTTGTTCTGTTGTTGCATTCTGTGCAGAATCAAAGTCACACTCAGTAGCGTCAGTTTTAGTAAACATTGTACCATCACTTAGTACTACAGTTAGCTGATCGTTAACTAACTTAATCTTACTAATGTCTATGGATGAAGAATTATCTTCACCCATAACATCATCTAGCTTTTTAGCTATTACTCTGTCGATAGAATTTTCTACCCTTCCCTTGAACCAATCAAGAGACATAAATTTACTGCTCATACTTATTTATTTAGTTATTATTAATTATTAAAATATTGACTCTATTTCTAGCTCATCAGTAACAGGTTCTAAATCTTCTGTTTCATCTGTTATAGTAATATAGTGCTCAAGTTCTACTTTCTGTTTGTAATATTTCATCATGTCTACAAGTACAGATACCTGCATCTTGTTATCTTCATCATTATTCTTTGCATAAAATCTACGGAGTAGAATATCTAACCAAGGTATAGTATTAGTTATTAATTCTTCCATAGCTAAGAACTCTGGATAAATTTTCATATCATATAGATTATGTTTATCTGCAACAGCATACATAGCTTCATAGAGTCTTTTCTCACGGTCACCATATCCATGGCTTCTGTAATGTTTGTCTCTATAGATCGTTAAGTTGTTCAACTTAATAGAAAGATCGCTAGAAGCTTTCTTTATTGTTGTGTTCCTATGCTCAAAGATATCTGAATACTTATTAATAAACGTATCTATCTTTGCTGAGGTTACAATCCTCTTGAACGTTTTAGTTTTTCCTTTCATGAATTCTTCATATGATATTAAATTATGTATTTCTAGTTTTTCTATTTGACCTTTTTCTCTAGGAGATAAAGTAATAAGTTTGGTAGTGCCATGATCTATATGTTTGTATAACGCATCTAAATCAAGAAAGTTCTCATGTTCAGTATAAATAAAATACTTACCACCTTTCATTAGTTTCTTTAAGTCATATATATTAGACTCAAACTTACAGTTTCTACCATCGTTATATCTAAGAAGATCAACGGCTTGTTTACAACTCATCTCACCTGATACTTTACGTCTTCCAGAGTCACCTTTTAATCCAGGCTTCTTTGATTTATTCTGTATCTTTTTCTTCTTTCTAGCATCTAAAAAGTCTTGAGGGACTACCATAGAGTCTAGATCTATCCAATCTTCAGTAATTAGATTAATAAGAGTCTTAAAGTCAGCTATCTTAACAGGCCATTGATCCTTTGGTTCGTTAGTTAATTTAAGAACCTTTTCCCAGGTTATAGGGTCAAGAGTCGATGAAGCAAACATAGGAATCTCATCTGTCTTAATTTTAACAAGCATCACATCATTACAATGTTTAGATCTTAAATAGTCTTTCATTACACCACCAACTCGATCTGCATAGTAATAAACTGTCAAAGGCTGAGGTGATGAATTATATCTACTTGCAGCTCCAATAAGTCTACCTATGCTCCAATTGTTCACATATGTTTTATCAGCATTATGTAATTTACCATTTTTCATCGTAAACTTCACATTGAAGCAGTTGAGCCAGTACTCTTTAATCTTATACAAATCTTCAAACGTCATAGAATTAAGACCAAGCATATCTGGTTTTACAATTGTCTTGTTAGAATACTTAATTAACTCACTGATGTTCAAATTTGAACCTAGGTGCTTAATATATCTTTCTTGATTGTTATAATATTCATATAAAGACTTCAGGTCTGTCCCTGTTTCAACACTTTCATTATACTTTTCTACAAAGTGATTAGCTACGTCCTGAATTCTTGACTTAACAACCTCTTTGGCCTCAGCTGTATACCTAAGAGCTTCCCTATTTGGTGTTGGGAATAAATTATCAGTAAGACTAAATCGAAGACCGAGAGGCATTCTGATTCTATCCATGTCTAGCTTAGACCAATCAATAGGATAATAAACATTATCTAAACAAACATGCATCTCAGTTTCATTACATAGCTCTGAGAACTGATAGTATTCACTTCTGTGTATAACAAAATTGTTATCTATATCCTCTACATCAAAGTATACGTTTTCAAAGTAACATAATTGCTCTTTAATTTTAGTAGCAAAGTCACTAACATGCCAAGATTTAACAGGTATAATAACTTTAACACCATTACGCTCAGAAGTTGGCTTAGAGTACAAAAGGTCAATAGTATTTACTTCCTCTCCTTCGTACATCATATATTTACGCTCCATACCATGTTTTCTAGCTATAAAATAAAAGCTAGAACAGTAGGCTAGTGGTGCTTTGAATCCTAGACCCATCATACCAAGCTCATTTGCACTGTTACGCTTGGTTGACTTACCATATTTACTAATGATGTTCTCTACATCTTGATGGTTCAGACCTATTCCGAAATCTTCAACACTAAACTCCCATCCTGTATCTACTACACGTAGAGATACTACAATAGGATCTGTTACACCAGCTCTTCTATGGCTGTCTAGTGCATTACTTGCACACTCACGCACTGCAGAACCAACCTCATCAGAATATAAATTCTTACTCAACATCTGCATTAAGATCTGAGCTGAATCCATGTCTAATGACATCTTAGTACTGCTTTCTGTTTCTCCCACCTGGAGAACTTTCGCTTCCTTTTGTTTTTTAATTATCATTTTACTTATTTATTAATTATTAATTGTTTTTATTCTGTAAACATTTTTATAGTTAAAGTCCATCTTCTCTACTTGATCATCTTCTCTAGGCATTCTAAACTCGTACTCTTTCCAGGTATAGGCAGCATTAGCAGAGCTTCTGGTTGTTGTAGCAACCTTACATCTTACTGCAATATATCTACTTCTTGGTTGACCGTTAGGCAGTTTACTGTTCCAGCCATTTGTTGAGTACTGATGTTTCTTAGCACTCAATCTAGGTGTTTCCATAAGTTTAAATACTACTAATTCTGCTCCTTTGTTAGTTAGTACAACATCATCTTTTTTGAGTTGACTAAAATCTGTAATTAAATTCTGTTCTATATTCATAATTGTTGTTTTAAAATGGTGGTTCAGCATCTTTAAGCCATTCGATACTAAATCCATTGTTTTGCATTAATAATTGATCTATTTTACTAAATACTCCTTCAGAGTCCCAATCTATACCTTTGTATGATGCACTGGCTGGGTGCGATACAACAAAGGAGTGTGAGAATATTCCCATATACTTTTGGTACTTGCCTGCGTCTTTACCTAGAAACACAACAGGAAGGCCTAGTGGTACAATTACATTCTCAAATAAATATTTAATAAAAGGTTCCCATATCTCTATGTGAGAACCAGCTTTATTCTTTTCTACAGTCAAAGAAGCATTTAGTAATAGCACTCCTTGCTCAGCTAGATAACTAAGGTCAGGTGTAGGATCATAACTAAGGTTAAGACCTTTATGAAACTCAGTTTCAAAAGCTTTATACAATTGCTTCAGTGAAGGCTGTAGATATTCAGTAATTGAACAACTCATCATGAGTCCATCAGCTACCGGTAATCCATTCTTAAACGTATGATATGGAGACATTCCCATCATCACAAACTTAAGATCGTCCATAGGTGTGAGCATAAATGCCTTCCACACGTTACTAGAGAGAGGAGCAACCTGCTTCCCTCTCTTACTTTCTTTCTTCAAATGTGCATATAGAATGTCACACTCTTCGCTCTCTACGAAGGGTTTCATTTTAGTATGCCAAGAAGGATGAAAGTTTTGTTTAAATTTATCCCAATTCATCTTTTATTGATTTTATCCAGTTTCCTAGTTTTGTTTTTGGTTTCCAATTAAGCCAGTACTTAGCAGATTCTATGCTAGCTAATGACCTTTTAACTTCTCTTCTAGCTTTGATAAATTTTATATCATCACTAAAAGCCTTTGCTATATTTATTATCTTAACCTCTATACCAGAAGCAATGTTCCATGTACCGTTACTACCAATAGCTGCAAAGATTGCTGATACTACATCACCAACATAAACAAAGTCTCTGCTTTGTTCGCCATCTCCTGTAACTGTTATAGATTTACCACTTTCATATTGTTTTTTAAATATAGGTATAGCTGATAAATATCCACCAGTGCTTCTTTGGCCTTCACCATACACATTAAAGAACCTAAGTATTGCTACGTCAGATTTGTAAGAACTACTTATCATTAATTCCATAAGTGCTTTAGCTGATGCGTAAGGTGACTCAGGATATATATTAGCTTCCTCTTTAATAGGTACATTGTCAGTACTACCATACACTGCAGCAGTTGAGGCCACTACAAACTTATCACATCCACAACCTGTAGCCCACTTAAATAGTTTTTCTGTTCCATATGCTATTTCGTTATAGTACTTAACTGGATCTTTAATACTCTCTTCAACAGACACAGGTGCTGCTAAATGTATAAGTGTGTCAAAGTTTAAACAATCAGGAAATGGATCATCACTTCCTATTGTATAAACGTGTAAGGATTCTATACCGGTAGCAACATTAGCTATACTACCGGTAGAGAAATTGTCTAATATAATAACCTCATGGCCTCTATCTAGTAGGTCTTTAACTACGTGACCTCCTATGAAACCTGCTCCTCCTGTTACAAGTGCTCTCATCAGTTAATACATAAAGCATTAGCATTCTCGTCAACATTCATTATTGACTCAACTTCTATATAGGCGTTATCTAGACCATCAGCTATCATTACTGTTGGTGTAAAGTTTACCTTCTGAAAGGTGTTGCCTTCATCGTCTGCAGAATATATCACTTCATAGTGCTCTATCTCTGGATTCTTCTTTACCATCTCTACAAGGGTATTTATATAGTTTCTAACTGTCATAGTTCCATTATTAATTGGTTAGCTGGTTGAATTTGATGTATGATCTTCTCGTGTTCTAAGTCAGCCTGAGCTGCAAAGAAGTCATGACACTTAATGTGATTCTTCATCCATAGTGTTGGATGAATCTCTTTCATTGCAAAAGTTACATAGTTATAGAGCTCCCACAATGTATTAGGAGATTTATAATCATGTGTTGGATTAGTAAACTCTCTCTGAATCATGTTCAATTGAGTTGACTTTAGAAACTTATCATGTGCGAACATAAGTCCTAATAGTTCAGCCCTGCGTTCCTTAGATATCTCATGGGCTTTGAAAGCTTCTTTGTCCTGTTGCATTTTAGTGAACGCATCACCTGATCTTTTGATATACTCAGTGATACTACTAGCTGCGAACTCCTGTATACCTCCCATGTGCTTCTCTGCGAAAGATCCATGATCTCCTGATACCATACCGTTGCTACATATAAATACTTGTACACCAATAGCAAACTTTAAGGTTGTAGTTTTATCATAACTATTCTGCCAAGCAATCTGTAGTTGCATGTCTTCATCCTTTACATTAGAAATGGTGTATCTACCGGATGCTACATTACCATTGCTCCCAACTGAATACTTTTGTTTATCAACTGTGAATCCTGACTGTAGTACACTCTCTAGAGTTAAGTCAACTAATTGTCTGTGACTAATTGGTTTATATGTCCTAGTTTCTATAGGAACCTGTGCTTTTAACATTATGTCCTCAGCGGACTCATATGTTTTTACTGTTTCTGTAATCATTTTATTATGTTTTTATTTATTAAGTAATCTTCTATAACTTTTAATCCGTAATGTTTAGCCAAGTCTGCCCAGTCGTTTATTCCTTCTGCCAGGTATTTCCTTGGAACATTACAGTAATCAAATCCAAACTTATCTGTAATTGCTTTTGAATTCTCTACACCTGTAGTGTCAGAATCAAATGATAGTATCTGTATATCTGAATTAGCCTTGATGTATTCTACGTTATCATCATCAAAGCAGCCCAATCCTTCGTTCTGCACTGCACAACATGTAGGGAAGATCTTCTTCATTACCATATAATCTTTCTTACTCTTAGTTATGAATGCTGTATGACAGTTCTTTATGTCATCTTTACCATCCATAGCTGTGATAGGAACATTATTAGGTACCCATTTGTATTTCTTGTCTGCAAACGGTTTATATACCTTCCAGTGCCCATCATATAAATAACCAAAGGTTAGTACAGTAGGATCTACTACCCACCTCTTCTTATTTAGAAATAGTTCTTGAATTGAATATATGTTGTTTGCTCGAAGATCATTCTCATCCTGATAATACTGATTCCAGTAATCTAACTCTTCAGTAGTAAAAGGTTTGGTCTTCACCTGTATAAAAGAGTATGACTTAACAACCTTCTCAGGCTGTTTGTATTGAGCAACTATTCTCTTGTAGTCTTTAACCTTACTACCAGATATACCTAGTCCAAAATCATAATCTATCTTTTTAAGAACCTCATCATAGTTACTACACATATATAGCATCTTTACAAATGCAAAGCAGTCTCCTTTCTTACTAGTGTCCCCAAAGTCATAGAAGCTAACTCCATTGTGACCCTGACTAATAATAAATGATGGTGTACGTTCTTCTCTAAACGGTGAATGGGTTTTAACATTCAGTTTCCAGTTAGTGTTTGGCATATAGTATCTAAATATATCATATTCAGATATCTTATCAAGTATAGACTGTTTGTTCAGTTTTGTTCTTTTTATTCCTCCTATTGCCATAATTTATTAGTTAAAAAAAGCCCTACATTTCTGCAGAGCTTTTGTTTAAAGTTAAATACTTAGTTAGTAATCTCCTCCGTCCTCAGATATATAATCATCAGAAGCTACTAAGTTCTCATCAGGATTGTAATCTTCTATCTCTTTAAGTTGATAGTAATCTTTACAACCATATTCACCAGTGACTTTCACTACAAATCTTTCATGTGGCTTCAGCTCTCTAGGTTTACGTGACTTCAATTGATTTACAATTCTGCTTTCCGTGTAATCTACTAGTCTAAACTGACGCATAGTGTATCCAGACAAGAATGCTTTGTTGTAAACACCTTGATATTCTACTGTATCACCATCACGCTCTTTAGTAACTACAGTAGCTAGTGCTACAATGCTGTTACACCACTCACCATCTACCTGGTCCTTAAGATCTTTTACGTTACCACGCATAAGCTTACTCCAGTCAAGGGTTAGTGTAGTTTCTGCACTTCTATAGTCTAGTTGTCCCAACCAGGTACGTAAGAAATCATATAAGTCTTCCTCACCAATAAATGCAACTCTATACTCACGGTTCTCTTTGAACCAGTCAAATAAATTGTTCTCATCATCAGCCCAAGATGTCATACCTACACTGTTTAAATATTGTTTCTTAGTTTGGTCCCTATTCTCACGCTCTCTATCTTCTAGAAAGAATGATACTTTAAAGTTCTCTTGATTCTTTACCTCCTGCAACCATACATCTACACGGAGATATGTATTACCATCTCTTGTTTCTCCTAGATAATTAGTTGCTTTGCTGTCTTCACCTAATTCTATTCCAAGCACGTCTTTGTACTCTTCATTTGTTGGGTTGATAGCAACAACGTTAGCCTCAAACAGGCCTACTTTCTTGTTAAATTTACTTTCTGTGTTTGTAGATTCTCTTTTTACTCCACCTATTGTACTCATATTTATTTGTTTATTTAGTTATAATATTCCATTACTGTGTCTCTAACTAGCTGCAAGTTATTTGGGACCTTTGTTGTTTCAAACATTCCATCAGGACTCTTAGCTGGTCTTTTTCTATATCGATTAGTAAGAAAGCTGTACGTAACATTACCATCCTTACCTTCCTCTATGTTGGTGTACAAACATACGGTTAATAATCCCTCCAACAAAACTTGGTTGTCAATTAATTTACCGGCTGTTTTAATTTTGTATCCTACTATTTCTCCTGCATCCTCAATAGTTTCAGGGTGGGAGTAGTAGAATATAACCAGGTCATCACGTAGTGCTCTAGCTGATCTAAACATGTCAACCATGTCTTTAGCCATTATGCTGAACTTTGTGAATCCTGTCTCAGTAGCTTTCTCTACCATTCTAAAGCCCATAAGATAATTACTATCTTCAATGACAATAGTTTTTATGTGTGGTGCTTTCTCAGAAATAACTTTTAAAAGTCTAGTTACTTCTACCGGATCATCTACCTCTTTGTAGTTTTTGTTGTCTGTGTTGTAAAGTTTTTGAGAACCTCTAAATGGTAACTCTTTCTTTGCAACGTTAATAATGTAAGTTTCTTCAGGGTTTAAGTGCTTTATTGCTGTTGACTTACCTGTCCCTGTTTCGCCAACAACTCCAATTAATTTTGAACTCATTTTTATGTATTTATTTATTAATATTAGGTTTACAAATATACGATATTTATGCGTATTTAATCTTACTTTTATCAAAGAATTCAAGAGCTTTATTAAGCCATTTCTCTTCGACATTTTGCTTAGATGATATAATAGTTATGTGAGACTTTTTATCAGGAGTGTTATACTCCATGGCCATACATCTATTGATCTTCTGAGCTAGATTCTCTGCGTTACTATCAAAGTAGTTTATGATTACCTTATTGAGTGGTTTATATGTCACACCTGTGTTACCTATCTTGACAACAGCCATGTGATTACCTTCACCTTCAGCAAAACGCTGCAATGCTTCCTTATCCTTTGATTTACTATGATAGGAAGGTATTCCCAATGAATCAGCCACTTTAGTTATACCACAGAATACAAGGATACGCTCATCAGGATTATCCTGAAGTATCTCTTTTGTTTTGTTAAGCTTAGCTATACTGTTCTGTATAATTCTCATACGTGCTAGTCTATGAAACATAGTGTTAGCTCCAGAGTACATCATTTTATTAATCATGGCACTTAAGAACTGGAATTGCTGTAGCTCTGTCTTACGAATGTTCTTCTTGGTGTAAGTTTGCACCACAGTGTTATCTAATGGCACCTGTATTACAGTTATCTCATAGTCTGCTATAACTCCCTCCTCAATTGCTTTCTCTATTGGATACTCAGCCATAACCTGCAGACCTAATTCCATCTGTAAGTCTTTCTTGGTCCACTTAGATAATGTACCAGTGAGGCCAAGAACATTACTGTTTGATAGAATTAACTCTTCACATGTTCTTCGTTGGTTAGGTGATAACAAGTGTATCTCATCTATAATTACAAGATCATAAACGTCTATGTATTTGTTTATTGATCTGTGTGTTGTATAAGTTATATTATTATTCTTGTAACCCATTACCTCGAACTCATCAATCCAGGACTGTTTAATCTTATTATCTGGATATGCTATAAGTATTTGATCTGACTGTAACTCATTCAATATATGTATAGTGGTTCTGATCTTACCAAACCTTGGACACAAGTTAAGGATACCAAACCTACCGTGGTTTATCCACACCTGTGCAAACTCTTTTTGTCTTTTATCTCTTATTGTCATGATAGAAAAAATGATTTATTAATTACAGACTGATAGTCTGATTCTGTTATATCTCTACGTCTAGGTAACTCTTTGAACATACCTATCTGGCCAAGGAAACCAAGACCAATCCTGATATCATCTTCGCCATAGCTATTCTTTATTACACGTAGACTCCTAAAGTATTTACCACCGAACTCATCCTTAAGTTTGTTGAGGTCATAGCCTGATGGATCTTCTACCTTGTACCTCATAGGGTCAAATAAGGCCATACATATGTCTGAGTCATTCTGTGTTGTAGAACTATCAGCAAAGTCTTCCATCTGTGGCTCAACATCACCATTCTTTATCCTGATGGGATTAGATATGGACCGGTTGAACTGACTAACAACAACTGGTGAATAACCATAGAAGTCACGAGCGTACCTCAGCTCATCACTCATCTTGTCAATAGCCTGCTTCTTGGTGGGCTGTGCACTTGTACACTTCAACAAGCCTATGTGATCTAGCACAACTAGTGTTATCTCATTAGGATCATTAGGAACGTATATCTTGTTGTATGTATCTAACTGTTTTATCTCACCACGTTCTAGTGCATAAGATTTAAGCTCTTTAGCAATACCAACCGGATTCTCTGGCCCATCTATAATAGTAACTATTTCCATAAGCTCATTCATATAGTCCTCATACTTAAGGAACAAGTCATGCTCATCCTTAGTCATCTTGCTTGTCCAGCCCAGTAGTTTGTTAACAGGAATGATAACTCCTTCTTCTTGAAAGATCTTCCTGCAGGTCCACTTAGCTAGTTTGTATGTCTGACTACGCTCCATAGATCTGTACCACACCTTCACCTTAATACCAGACTCACGTCCTTCTTTAGATAGGGCCCAGTCTACTGGGTTCAGTACAAATGCATCATCGATAAAGCTAGTCTTACCTGAACCGGTTAGTCCACCTATTAAGTAATACATAGACCTACGGATACCAACATACCTGTTTAGTCTGTCGAATCCCATAGGTATACCACCGTTTCTACCAGCTAGACCCTTGTCTACCTCTTCTTTTAATAGTTTAAATCCCATCTTTTATATTATATAGTTTGTAAGTTGTGAAGATCTCCTCTCCCTTCTTTATAAAACGAGTTGTAGCTAACATTAAAGTATCGTTTAGCTTTATCAACTGTGCATTAGCGTTATCACTATGGTTTATAAAACCTCCCAGTGGTGTTCTAATGTAGTTGTTTTCAAAATTCTCATTGTATACGTGTGTTGTTCCTAGACTTATACCTTTTACAATGTCTTGTTTAGCAAACAGACCTAGTCCGTGTACTTTAGAGTCTTTGATAGTTAAAGACTCAGGTAGTGGTTTATAGCTCATGATTCAATATTGCAGGTTATGCCAATCATCATCATCATCTGGCCATATAAACTTACCGACCCACTTTATAAAAAAGAGTAATATTACAATACTGACTATTAATTTAATTGCTTCTTCCATTTATTTATTTTTAGAAAGGGTAGTCATCCTTTAAGTCTGGTCCCTTTTGTTCTGCTTGTTCTTCTTTATCTCTATTCAAATACTCATGTACAGGCCCTCTTTCTTTCCTCCAAATTGCACCTGTTGGTCCACCGTTGAAGTTCTCTGTGGCCTTTTTGTTAGTTCTACTCCAGCTATATACTTGTTTATCTTCGTCACAAGGTATAAACTTAACTTTTCTACCTTCAGGTTCCTTAAGTTTATACCACTTTCCGTATCTATTTTTCCTCCACAAACTCTTCTTCTTTCCCATTTGTTGTAGTTTTATCTGTTAGTGACGCACTATATTATTACCTATAACTGTATACCAAGGTTGACCTGGTCTGTAAGGATCGTATGTCCAGTCTGGTGTTGGGTTTATTTCTCTATAAGGTACAGGTATAAAATTAGTACCTCCTTTTTCAATAGAATCTAAGAGCAAATCTGTTTCCTCTTTAGTTATATGATCCTCTTTAAATAATTCTAAAACTATATCTCTTGCTGTTTTGTTCATAATTATAATTTATATATCTGTAGACCCACTTGGTACACTGCCTCCTTGATCTGAACCTTGTTCATCTATAAGTTCTATAAAAGCCTCATAGGTTCTCTGATTCAGATAAGTTAGACTGTTCTGCATAAACGTAAGTCTGTTTTGTTTAGTTTTCATTGACATCAATACTTTTTGCTCAAGTTCGTATCTTAGAGCTTGTACTAGTTGATCAGATGTATAATCTCCCTCTAATAATATTGCATCGAACTTAATCTTACAGGCCTGCTTGTCTTTACGCAGAGCCCTTGTTCCCCTGAACTTCTTACCTTCATAAGTAAATGTATCAGTACCAGGATATGTTTTCCACCACTCTTCAAATGCTGTGGCCTGAGGTTTTCTCTTTACAAACTTTCTTTTAGTTTCTTCTGGATGTAAGTACTTAAGCAAGTCTTGTCCCACTGTAGTTAGTTTGTTCTCATCTTCAGCTATTAGTCCTTTTCGTCTAAGTGATTGATAGATGGCAGAGATACGCATACTATTCTCATAGAGAGGTTCTACGTCATACTCTGCCTCAATCAACTTAAGTAAATAGATAATGTCTAAACTATAGCTTTTCTTGATGAGCTCCTCGAACTTTTCTGGGGTTATGTGTAGCTTCATCTTTAATTGGTTTTGATAGTTTAATAATTGCAGGCTTCTGTTTCTTCTTAGCCTGCTCGTGCTCCCACTGCTGGTGTTCTAGTTCCATCAGGTACTGGCGTTCTGCAGCATACACTTCATCATTAGCATATGCTGCATGTTCCCAGTCTTCGTTAATTAACTTTGACATTCTTTGGCTTGTTTTTAGAACCTTTAGGTCTACCTCTTCCACGCTTTGGTTTACTAACTACCACTTTAGCAGTCTTATTCTTACTGCCTTTTGGTCTACCTCTTCGAGGTTTTGTAGCTTTAGGTGCTACGATCTTCTTTGGAGTCTTGTTTACTCCTCTTACTCCTACAAATATAGCAACTATTGCTACGATTGCGATTACTACTTGAATTGTTGAAATTTCCATTTTTACTTGATTTTAATTATTAATATTAATCTTTGATTCTTAATCCGAATTGTTGATGAAACCATGCAAGACAGTCCTTAGCTTTGTTTGTATTAAACTTAAAAACTTTCTTCATAGTTTGAATTGCGTATTTATTAAACTCTATACGTTGAGTACTAGTCATTGTCCAGTTAAAGTACCACTTGTCATCATCAAGAGTGTCAACTAATCGTTTACCGATTATATCTAGTTGATACTCAATCAAATGTCTCATGATATTACCTCTATTTACTTTCTTTTTCATGCGAATAAATCTAATTGGTTAGGTGCTACTTTTACTTTTATTCTTTTACCACCACTTTTAATCTTACTTATTAGCTTCTCAGCCTTATGTATATAATATGTATAGTTGACGTTATCTAAAACTGAGTTATCAGGAAGATAATTACAAACAGTACATAACCAATCACCAGCTTCTGCTTGAGATCTCTTAACAGCTTTACTAGTAGACTCCTCTTTTCTAACCTTGTATATCTTCTCACCTGACTGTGATACATAATACCTAATTAGTTTGTTATACTTAGTGGTGTCACCTGTAGTTCTATGCACTCCCTCAAAGAAGAAGTCCTTGGAGGCTTTCTTTCTTATACAGAAGTCAAATAGATTCTTGTGCTGTTTAATAGTATCTCTTACATTAGTACCATTTACATAATACTGTTCAAGAGCAAGAGGTACAATCCTGGCAGATTTGTTCTTATGAAGCTCAAAGTCTGTTAGGAAATCCCCCTTCTTCTTTACATAACCATCTGGTGTGATAGCTATGTAGTCATTAACCGTGGAGAATATAATTTTACTGTAATCAGTTCTCTCCAGGATGTATTGAGTAGTCTCTTCCCACTCCTTATTAACTTCGTACATCTTAGGTATAAGATCTTTCTTAACCTTTACAGTTACACCGTCTGTGTTAGCAGATATCACCTGTATGCCATTCAGTTCGTACTGTTCTATAAGCATCATCAAGCTAAGCTCACCAGTAATTGTAGTGAACATAGTTAACTGCCTATCGTAGATCCATGAAAGCATGTCAGATGACTTACCGTATACAGAGTTAACTGCAAGCTTAAGTGCACCTATAATACCCATTGTCTTAGCATCCTTGGCCCCACTTTGTTTTAAAGCTAGTCTCTTCTCGTACATTTCTTTATATCCGAATAAGAATTGCTTACCCAAGTGTGCAGGATACTTACCGTTGTTAATAATAATAGCAGGATAGTAACTAGCTACATCCCAGTCAATGATTTCGTAATCTTCATCAGCCTCAAATATTGCTGGTTTGTTTTCTGTATGCAAACCACCACGCATAAACGAATACACATTATTGTAGAAGTTTATGTGCTCTTTAAAGTCATCCTGGAGTCCAAGCGTTATTGATTTAATGTTCTTAAGGAATGTCTTCAGCTGTTCTGTTTCAAACTTAACATAGTGTGCAACGCAGTTCTTCAATGCAATGCTCTTCCTAAAGAAGCCTTTTCTTGGTAACTCTTTGATATCAATGTTCTTCTCATGACAATAATACTTCTTGATAATCTCATCACCAATCTTACTGTCTGAGTAGTTTAAACAATCTATACCAAACTCATCTTGTATATCAAGCCTTAGTTGTATCTGGTTGTTACCCTTGTATAATGGATGATCTGTCTCACCTATTGTTACCTTATAGAATTCATAGGTTGCATCCACATCATTAAAACAGTACTGCAGTGACAAGAACACCTCATCTTTTGTCAATCCTGTCTTTGCATAATGTATGGGCATCTCTTCGATGTTCTCTAAGTCCATCTCAAACTCTAACCTCTTCAAACTTACACGCCTGTTCTTGTTATCATAGTGATGTATCTTAAACAGATCCAGCTGCTTAAGCGATAGTTCCCATTCTCTATACTCTGGAAACACATCATAGTTAGCATCATGTATAACATCCTGAGCCTTTTGTGCAATCTTAGCACATATCTCTAGTCCAGTTAAGTCATGCCAGTGCTCATAGTTCCTAAGTATCCATTCAACTACCTGAGCATCAAAGCGTAGGTTGTTGTAACCCACCCAATGTGCATCCTTGTGTTCATCTGTATATTTAACAAATGCATCTAGTTGATTCTTCCACTTACTAACTGTAAAGCTCTTAGGTGTCTTACCTGGTTGCATACATACAACTATAAAACACTCCTGCATAGTTTCTATATCATAAATAATTATGTCTTCAATCATTGTGTTGTTTGTTTTATGTATTTATCTTTATCTTCAGCTTTCCACCACTCATCTAAATGCTTATCGTAATGCCATCTGTAATCTAAACCTGTACAGAATGTTTCATCACATCTACTACATTTGATAATAGGTCTACACATCCGGTTGGTCTTTATAGTCTTTATAGTCTAAATAGAACCCAATGCCTACAATTATATGCAGACCTACACTACTTAGTATTTCGTATAGGTCATGCCAGTCATGAATAGACAAATGTATGTGTCCAACTATCCAGAATGGTATAGCCAGCTGTTGACTTATCCATCTAATTAGAAAGGTTATGAATTTCATTATGTGTGTGTGAATTGTTTTACAAAAATAACAAATTTAGTTACATTACCAAATAGTAAAGCCATTACAATCACGCAAAAACTCGATAAAATTATCTATGTGTTTTTTATCTGCACTATGTGCTGGATAGAATACACCTTCATCATGTACAACTCCTGTAAATGCAACTCTACCTTCAGGTAGTGTCTTGTTTAGCTCTTTCCTTATAGCTTCTTCTACAAAGCCTCCTTGTGAATTGGTCCATGATCCCATATTAACATACAATGTATCAAAGTCTTCTACAAATCCACCATCTGATTGCATAAGCTTCTCAATTGCATCAGCAAGTTTGTTACATTGTTCTTGTGTCTCTAGTCCTTTACCATCATTAGAACCCCAGTACTCAAAGTCTATATCTAGTCCTTCGTTTACTGCTGCTATCTCACTTAGCATGACTATTGGTCTCCAGCCCCACCAGTTACTCCTGAAGTAGTATCCAGGATTGTTGTCTTCAAACTCCTCTAATAGTTTAAAGAATTCGTCTTTAGCTTCTTCTGTGTGGTCTTCACTCCAGTTTATCTCTGGTCTTTCACCAACCCATACTGTTTTTCTACCGTATATATCTACTCCCATAATTATTTGATTTTCTTGTATGCTGCTAGCATCTGTTTCTCGTCTTTAATGTATTTATTATTGATCATAAGCATCCATCTCTGAAATGCTTGTCTTCTCTTTGCTCTTTCTTGTAGTCCCATATTTATTTAAGTTTGTTAATCTCTCTCAGTATTTCGCTTGAAACGTAAAGCCCATTTGTATGTCCTTTTTCAATTCTATTTAATAGCAATTCTTTTGTCATTTGTGTTTATTTATTGCGTAATCCCAATCAAAATCAGGGCTAGACATAGCATCAAGAGCTTCATCAAGCTCCTGGCGTGCTGTTTTCTTTCTAACTCTAATTATACTTGGCCTTTTAACCTGAATCACTATTGTCTTTTCACCACAATAGAAACATTCAGTCTCATGTTCATTGCTCGTATAATTTGCATCACACGAGTTACAAACATAGTCATAAAACTGTTCTTTCTTACTCATAATATTGTTTTTAGTCCGCCTCATCATCATCTTCATTAGGCGTTAGTCCTCTTATTACAACCAAATTATCATCACCTATGTATACAGGTTGTATAAAATTATCTTCTAGTTCGTCTTCATAAACAAGTAGTTCACATATACCATCAAAGTCTTGTAAAATGATGTTCATCTGCTTACTTGTAAACATTTCATACTCATCATCAGTTCTTGGATTATCAAAATAACCTATCTCATCAGGATGAACAACTGTTATTCCATTGTCATCAATAATATGTGGCTTAACAGGGTATCCAAATGAATCTGGTAATATCATACCTTTCTCAAAAACTTTATATGCTGCAGAGCCTAAAGGATAAACCTCTACAAACTCTTTGTCACTACCAGGATAGTGAATGTTCATAAACAACGTTTCTGGTAGTATCTTTTCATCGTAGTCATGGTGAAGAACAAGCTCTATTGCTATCCACACTAAGTTTCTTTCTTTTCCCATGCTATTTATATCTTAATCTGTTATTTCCTAATAGGTGAAACTCTGTGCCACAGTTGTCACAGCTTCCCTCTTTATGTACGTAGCTCATCACTACAGTTCCTTTAAAGCATTCCGGACACATTATGTGTGGCTGCTTGTTGCTTGTCATTTCTTCTGGATATTGCTTGTTCATTGTATTTATTTTAAAAGTTCTTATTTATTATTAAGAGTAAGTGGAGGTTGGGACTCGGTAACCCTGCACGCTTCTTTTCCACGCTTGACCTCCACCACTCACTGATTAAACTACCAATCATTATCATCAATAGCATCCAATACTTCTAATTCTATCTCTTCTAGCTGTGTATCATCAAGTAAATCCATGATATCTGTTGAATCAACAAACACTTCATGAACATCAAAGTTAGCTGAGCTACCTGGATATTCGTATGTCATTGCTTCACCTGGTTCGTAGTACCCCACACAATCTAAATAGATCCCATTGTATTTGATAGTTTGTCTTGTCTTTTTGAATCTCATTCTATGTATATTTTTACGTCTTCCCACTTGCCACCTTTCATAGACTCATCAACTAGAAAGTCTATTCTGTGTTTCCATCTCTTATTCATTCTGTCTTGCACCACCCAGTATCCATTCATTGGGCCTGCATTGTCAACACATACTCTTGTGCCAAATGTATAACCCAAAGCTTCTAAGTCTCTAGACACTGCAATCCATCTATGTGCACCAGGATTATCCTTATTGATAACCTTGTTGGATGCTGTAATGAATGGTGTGCTGTCTGTCTGACCTGGCACTGCATGATATATCGTTGCTGTAACTGACACATCAACGAACATTAGTAGTATTAGTAATGTTTTCATCTTTCCGATTTTTTAATAGTTTATAAAAGGGCCTTTCATCTGCTCTCCTGCAGCGTTGAGGTAAGTGACTTGGCATGTTAGACTACCTACACTTATAGTTATCTAGAATCCACGATTGTTAGTCCAGCCCTTGTTGTAAAATGATTGATACTCGTTGGTTATCTCTAAGCCTGATGTCCATTGAGTTTTAAGGCAAACTGTATCAATCATAGTGTATTAATATCCTAATTGTTCTAATTGAGAGTCATCTGCTTCAACAGTGTACTCTGAGTTTTGTATACTGCATATAAAGAACACACCAGCTGCAAATGCAACCTGTCTGAACTTATGAAATGCTGTAGGTAGTAGTTTAATCTTGCGGTTCATAATCTTATTGTATCTATTAGTATTAGTATAAAGGAAACTATCAAACCTCTATAGGAGATAGTTGTACATATCATAGCAGATGCATACTGTTGTTCTGATCTACCTTGTCTGTATAGTATGTCTTCTTTTGTCATGTTAATGCTATATGTATATTATAGGTGTGATATATTCTAAGGTGGTAAAAAGTGGCTTAAAGTGGGTGGTGAGTACACTACTGTGTTCACACACACGTAAAACATGTACAACTTTACCCTTGTTTGTTGTTATTCTCCTTATATAAGGCCCAACCCTAACTTTCCCACCCTATATATAAGTAACTTAGAGTGAGATTGCTCCCACTCCAAGCTCTTATTGGTTAGTTATTAGAATGCTACTAAGTCATCAGTGTTGACAAGTTCTGGTTGATAGTCAACAACACCCTCGTTCTTAAAGCTGATGAGAGTTGAGTTGCCTGAAGGCATTCCTATCATAGCGTATTCTTCGCCTGTTGTGCTATTGATTTGTTTGTAAACAGTAAAGCCAAACAGATTGCTAATAGTAATGTCCTTGGCTCTAACACCCTCACTAACTCGTGATGAACAAGTGATAGCTGTTGATGTACCGTCCTCACGTTTAAGCACAACCACAACACGCTTATCAGGGTTAGCAAAGTTGCTTGGAACAAGGTTTAAAGTTCCGTTTGGGCCACACAGTTCTGCAACCATTCCGATTTCTTCTCTTTCTGTTGGAACAAAGGTGTTCCAGTTTAATAATGTACTACTCATTGTATTATGTATTTAGTGTTACGTGTTTTGTCAAAGGGGGACTACCCCCACCACGCTTTTTTTTAGTGGGGTTTCAATGGGAAGGGGTCTCCTATCGCACACACACGATGGGGGGAGGGTGTTTTAGAAAAAGGGCATTTAAAAATTTGGAACTTTGGGATATAATGTTATACCTTTGGTGGGTGGGTGGGCTTAGTGATTCTAAGCATCCCTCTTATCGATGCTCCTGTGGACCAGTGAATCGATGAATGTTTATACATAATATAGCTTTTCTACAAAGATAAGTTTGATAAGTCAAATATTTTTTTTATATATTTGCATATAGTAAAAGCCAATATAACTAAATAATGGAAGCACAGAATAATAAGGTAGTTCAAAAACTAGCAATGCAGCACAGTGATAAGTACAAGCTTGCACAGAAGTACTATTCATTGCTATCTGCACTTAACAACTTAAAGCTTACAGAGCGAGAGATACAATTGGTAGCTTATACAGCTATAAAAGGTACAATCACGTATGCTAATGCTAGAACAGAGTTTTGTCAGATGTATAACACAACAACAGCTACGATCAATAATATAGTGAGCAAGCTGAAGAAAGTGGGTATATTCATCAAAGAAGATAGTAAGGTGAAGGTAAACCCTGTAATAGTTTTAGACTTTGATAAGCATATTAATTTGTTCATACAACTAGAGCATGAAGAAGATAGACAAGACAGTAACGACACTGAGAGAACATATAGTGAAGAAGATGGCAGTGGGTCTAGTAGTGAGTGAAAGAGTGATCAGTCAAGTGATTACACATCAGTTTAATTCTGCTGAAGACGCTACAAAGACAAACAACAGTGTAGAAATTTCCGGATTTGGAAAGTTTATATTTAACAAATCCAAGGCCGAAAGGCATGTTGAGAAGTTAGAAAAAATAAAAAAAGTTTACGAACAGCAACTAGCCGAAGGTACATTGCCAACAAAAAAGTTAGATGTGATAAAGAGTAAACTTAGCAATCTCAACTTAACATTGAATTCTATAAAACCAAAACTAAAGGACTAATGTATAAAAATCTAAAAATCAACGTAGGTCAGATATACGAAGGATGGAAGAATAAGCTACTCCCTGATGCCGATATGGTGGAGCAGATAGACTTGGTGAGTGCAGAACGTATGGCCATATGTGAAGCTTGTCCTAACCATTCAAAGAATCATAAGGTAGTTAGACCGGATGCACATTGTGTTAGTTGCGGTTGTACTTTGTCAGCTAAAACAAAATGCCTATCTTGCGAATGCCCTATACACAAATGGTTGGCAGTGTTAAATGATGAACAACAAGATGTAATTGAAGAACATGAGTTATGAGTGCAAAGAGATTTACAAAACTAAGAAAAGTGTCTATTATAGCATTAATAGATATGCTTAAGAAGATATATGATGATGGTGCGGACTTTATAGATATAGAAGGTGAACCAACTGACTCAGATCAAGACATGATTAAAATTACAGTTAAACCTGAGTACTATATCGATCAAGAAACAGAAGAAAACAAAATGTATGACACTGATCCAGAGTATATGGTTACCGAACAAGATTACGAAGAAAATTTACCCCCTATATCAGACGAAGATATAAATGACCTAATTGATTAAACCAATGTACGTACAAAAGATAATTAATATTATAGACCTTCTTAAAAAGACTCACCCTAAAATGAACATAGGCAAACATATTGCCACAGCATTAGATGGAGAAGATGTATGGTCTATCTCAGATAAAAAGTTTTATAATCTCCTAAATGACTACCAAGCTAAACTGGATGCAGTGGAGTTACTTGATGATAATTTTGATTTAAACAAAATTATAGAAGACGGAATGTCAATAGGCAAATAAGAAATGAATGCCAGTAAAGAAAACTACATACATAAATGCAGAATTAGATTGGGCTGAACAACAGTTGGTCCAATGGAAAGCTTATGTAGATGCAAATCCTCTTCCATCTTTAAAAGACAGGATAGAGTATAAGCAAACTGCAAATGGTGGATCTATACCTATGGTTGTAGCTTCTATTGAATCACAAGGTAAATTTATACAAGATACCATGAAAAACTACTTAGCCTTATTAGGTCAGGTAGACAATCTTCGTGAGAAGGAAGTTAAAAAAGTAGAAACAAGAGGAGGTGCAGCACTAGGTAGCATGGCTGAAGATTTTCTAAAAACTAGAGATTAATGGATTATCAAAACTTGCAATACTCTGAGTGGTTTATAAATCAGAAACGAATTCCAGATCCAGACTCAGAAGAACATAAAGCATTCTTTGATTTTCATAAGGAGGTGTGTATGAATGGATGTACGGTAGATGGTACATATATAAATCCATTCTTATATTGGCACTTAAACTTCTGGCACACAGAGGTAGATATAATTGATGAGTACGGTAGGATTAATCAAAAGTATTCAAATCCATTATTACGTGACAATGAGTGGTTGGTAACTAATGAGATAGATAGAGCTCACAAAGAAAAGAAAGGTCTAGTGATATTAGGAATTAGACGTTTTGCTAAGTCAGTGATAGAAGCTAGTTACATTGGTCATGGTGCTACCTTTGATGAAAACTCTCAAAACATTATTGCAGGTTTGAATGCACCTGATATAAAGTTAATTACAGATAAGATTGATAAAGGTTTAAACTTTTTACCAAAAGAATGGAGATGGCAAAGAGTAGAAGATAACTGGAAAAATCAAGTAACACTTGGTATAAAAACTAAATCTGGTACAAGAATACCATTCTCACAGATCCTTATTCGTAACTTGGATGGAGGTAACAATGAAGAAGCTATTGCAGGTACAAAGCCTCGTAGACTTATTATTGATGAGATAGGTAAAGGTAACTTCTTACGTGGCTTACAAGCTGCAATACCAGGATTTACCACACCTTTTGGATGGGGTTGTAGTCCCATTCTTACAGGTACAGGTGGTGACATGAAAATGTTTATGGATGCAAAGTCATTAATGTTTGACGTAGATAATTTTAACTTTCTTACGTACAATAACCAAAAAGATGAGAAGCGTGTTCATGGATTATTCATATCACATAAATATAGAATGGAGGCAAAAGAAGAATCCACATTAGGTAATTTCTTGAATAAAGAAAAGTCTTCTTCCCTTTCTAAGATCCCTATGCTAGTATCAAATGAAGAGAAGGCAACAGAGATCACAAACGATATCCTAGAAAGATTAAAGAAGGCTGGTGATAGAGTTGCTTACTTAAAAGAAAAGATGTATTATCCTCAAGACGTAGATGATATATTCTTGAATGAAGATACAAACATATTTGACATAGAAGCAGCTAAGCGTCAGAAGTATAGAATATCAGAACAAGAAAAAACAGGTACACCTGTTATATTATACGATGATGGAGAAGGAGTAAAGCATGATTTTACAGATAAGCTTCCTATAACTAACTTTCCACTAAAGCAGACTGATATGAAGGATGCACCGGTGATTATATACGAGTTTCCTATAGAAAATCCTCCATATGGCTTATATGTTGCAGGTATTGACCCATATAGACAGGGTAAATCAGCATATAGCTCATCATTAGGTTCTGTATACATATATAAGCGTATGCATGCTATATCTGGAGAAAAGTACCAAGATATGTTTGTTGCAAGCTATTGTGCACGTCCAGACAAGAAAGAAACCTGGGAAGAACAAGCTAGATATCTAATAAAGTACTACAATGCAAGAGCATTGTGTGAAAATGATGAGATATCCTTTATTGACTACATGATTAACAAAGGGGATGCTCATTATTTAGAAAAACAACCACAGTGGTTAAAAGAAATAGTACCAAATACTACCGTGAGACGTGACTACGGTATACATAGATCTTCAGAAAAGATACGAGACTTCTTACATAGTTGTTTGAAGAAATACACTGAAGAAGTGGTACACACAGAAACCAATGAAGAAGGAGAAACAGTATCAGAGGTAAAAGGTATGTCTAAAATATTAGACCCTGTACTGCTCGAAGAAATGATACAATATAACGAGTCAGGTAACTTTGACCGAATTATTGCAGCTGAGTTAGCTATAGGACTAGCAATGAAACTAGATCCAATGATAGGTAAAGTGGGTGCAAAGGAAGATGAAAGATTTTCATCATTCCGTAAACAAAATAAGAAAAATATTCTATTTACAGAGTCAAGGGGACTCTTTGGTAGAAAAAGAAATAAACTTTTTTCATAATGGCAATTATAAGATATTCAAACGATTCAACAGTTAAGTATGCGTACTTAAACATATTTCCTGATCAGTTTAAAACTGAGAAGCAGAAACAAGATGACAGTTGGGTTAAGAACACAATGGACTACTTTGCAAATCAAGCATATGCAATGTACATAAGAAATAGGGATACGTTTGTAAAGAACTATGATCTAATGAAAGGAATTCTTCGTAGAGAAGATTTTTATCAGGAGCCAGAAGTAAGAAGTTTTACAGATCAATTAGTTTCAGATGCAGACTTACCTGCTTATGTAAAGATGTATTCTATTGTAACTACTCCAGTAAACGAACTTGTAGGTGAGATATCAAAACGTCCTGATTCATTTAGAGTGAAGGCATTTGATGATGACAGTCAAGCTCAGGAGCTACAATTTAAAACAGACACATTAAAAGCGTATGTTGTAGGAAAAGTAAAAGAACAAGTTGTTCAAAAAGCAGCCATTGCTGGAGAAGAAATAAGTCAACAAGATTTAGAGAAACTTACATTTGATCAAGTAAAAGATCAACTTGATAGTTACACCTCTGTAGCAGAAAAGTGGGCCAACCATGTCCTTACTGCACAGAAAGCAGACTTTAATATGAAAGAAAAGTCAGAGGAAGCATTTAGGGACCTTCTAATATCTGCACGTCAATTCTATCACATTTATGAAGATAACTCTAAGGCAGGATATAATATAGAAGTTACTAATCCCAGAAACACTTGGTATTTAACTACACCTAATAAGAAGTATATATCTGATCCTACAGGTAGAAAACAAGGGGCATATGCTGCAGGTACAGTAGAAGTAATGGAGCTATCAGAGATAATTGAAGCAGTTCCAGAACTAACTAAAGAAGAGATTGATCACTTAAGGTCATCTCTTGAAAACTATGGACTGCTAAATGTTTCAGAATCTAACCTTACTAATCCAGATGTTACACCAGGTACTGATTCTATTACCTACGATACTTATGATCCTTTAGTGTTACAGACACGTATGATTATAGAGTCTGAAATGAAGGAGAACGATGATGGGTTGAGAGACTTTTTAGGTCTAACTAATAATGTGTCAGCGTTTGGATACAAGTATGTAGTTGTTAGAAGCTATTGGGTTTCTAAAAAGAAAATTGGTAGACTTATATATTTAGACGAACTAGGTAATGAACAATCTACACTTGTAGATGAAAATTACAAGAATGGTATGATGCCTACACAAATCTCACTAGAGTGGGGATGGGTAAATCAATGGTATCAAGGAATCAAAATAGGTGCAGACATCTATCATGTTAAACCTTATAAACTACTAGACTACTGTCCTATTATAGGTACAGTTTATGAGCAGAAGAATACAGAAGCTAAATCTTTAGTAGACTTAATGAAACCTTTCCAGGTTATCTATAATGTTTGCATGAATCAATTATATAAGTTACTAGAGAAGGAGATGGGTAAAGTTCAGCTTATGTCTTTACGCCACATTCCTATTCCTAAAGATGGAGACTCACAAGATGCATTAGAGATGTGGGAAATGGAAGCAAGAAATAGAGGTGTAGTATTTGTAGACGATAGTCCAGAGAACTTAAAAGCTCCAAGTTCATTTAACCAGTTCACATCACTAGATCTTACACGTACACAGGAAATACAATCAAGATATACCCTAGCACAACAAATGAAAGTAGAATGTTGGGAACTCATTGGTATGTCGAAACAACGTATGGGATCTGTAGCTGCATCAGAAACAGCAACAGGTACAAGAACAGCAATGCAACAGAGTTACTCTCAGACAGAGCCTCTATTCGTTGCTCATGAGTATGTAACAGGGCAATTATATCAAGCAATTGTAGATGCAGCTCTATATATAGAAAGTCAGAAACCACAATCTACATTATCATATATAACTAATGAAGGTGAGTCTGCATTTGTGCAAGTTAACGGTACAGACCTATCATTACGTGATCTTCAAGTATTCTTAACTAATAGACCTGAAGACACTCAAATGTTTAATGAGCTTAGACAATTATCACAAGCAGTTATTCAAAACGGTGGTACACTTTATGATGTAATAGAATTATACAGCACCAAATCAATGAGAGAGATGAAGAAAACATTTAAGGATCTCAGAGATAAGATGGATGCTCAACAACAACAACAAATTCAATTGCAGCAACAACAGCAAGAGGCTCAACAACAACAAGCCCAGGCTGCATTACAGCAAGCTGCTCAAATGAAGTTGCAAGATCAAGCTAATTCAGATAGACAAAATGAACTTGATAGAGTTAATAAAAAAGAGATAGCTCTTATTAATGCTATGGCTAAAGATCCACAAGGTGTAGGGGCTGACATTGATAACTCAGGTGCTCCTGATATAATAGAACTATCTAAACTGTCAGCAGAAACAAACAAAGCAAATAAAGAGTTTGAAGGAAAGATGGCAGAGATTAACAATAGAAACTCCTTATCACAGCAGAAACTACAACTTGAACGAGACAAAATAAAACTAGCTCGTGACAATCAAGCAAATGATCTAGCTGTAGCAAAAGAGAACGCAAAAGGAAGAAAGAAAAGCTAAATAATTATCTTCATTATAGAAGAGAAAATATTAATGCTATATTATTTCAAGAATTTACAAAAATAGATAAATAAAGTTTTGTAATTCGAAATGACTGAATTAAATTTACAGTAAAATACGGAAGTAAAACCAATTTATAATAAAAATAACTACATATGTCTGATAATATGCAAGCACAAGGTAACTTTGGCATACAAGATACCATGGATGTTGGTGGAGCTGGTGATACCCAGTTACTAAACGATTTATTAGCTCCTGAGACTGCTCAAGCAGATCCAGAAGCAGTAGAGCCAATAGTCAAAGAGGTAGAAGATACTGTCCCTGAAAAGACAGCTCCCAAAGGTAAAGATATTGTTCCTCCTAAAAGTGTAGACGGAAAGACTGAAGAAGAAAAGCAAACTGGAGAATCTCTAATTGCTGACTTCTTAAGTGATAGTCCGGATGCAGAAGAGGAAGAAATAACTACAGAGGAAACTCCAGTGGTTGAACCAGAACCAGAACCTGATGTTCTAGATAAGGTAGAAGATGACGAATCTGATGCAACTGCCCCTAATTTTTCAGCTTTAGCAAATGACCTATTTCAACTAGGAGTATTTAACAAGGAAGAAGATGAAGAGGTAAACATAGAATCACCAGAAGACTTCTTAGCTCGTTTTGAATCTGAAAAGAAAAAAGGAGCACAAGATTTAGTTCAACAATTCATAGGTCAATTTGGTGAAGATTATCAACAGGCGTTTGAATCAATCTTTGTAAAAGGTGTAAACCCAAAAGAATATTTCGGAACTTACAATAATATTGTTAACTTCTCTGAAATGGACTTGAGCAAAGAAAACAATCAAAAACAAGTGATGAAACAAGCACTTTCTGATCAAGGGTTCGAAACAGAAGACATAGATAAAGAAATTGAAAGATTACAAAATTACGGTGATCTAGAATCCGTATCAACTAGACACCATAAGGTGCTAGTAAAAAAGGAAGCTAAAAAGCTTCAACAACTAGAGGCACAGTCTCAACAAGAGTTACAAACAAAAAATGCTATTAAGCAAGAGTATGTTACTAATGTTCAGACTATACTTTCAGATAAAGTAAAAGAAAAAGAGTTCGATGGTATACCTATCAACTCTAATTTAGCAAACGAACTACAAGACTTCTTACTAGTGGATAAATGGAAAACACCAAGTGGAGATACCCTAACAGATTTTGATCGTTCTATCTTAGATTTGAAAAGACCAGAGAATCATGAATTAAAAGTAAAAGTGGGATTACTACTAAAGGTGTTAGAAAAAGATCCAACGTTATCTACGATACAAAGAGCAGGTGTGACTAAAAAGTCTAACCAGTTGTTTGGAGAAGTTGCAAGACAAGTTACAAAAGCTAAAACTGTTGCTTCTAAAAAACAAAGTAGTAACAATAAGAAACCTAATTCATGGTTCTTGTAAATTTTAATTAATAATAAAAAACAAATAAAATGGCAATTCAAACAATCCCAGGTTTAACTGGTTTTACTTATGCTCGTGTAGCGTCTATGGACGCACGTGCTGTAGGTAAACTTACAGATGCAAACCACCTAGAGTCTTTTCACTCTACTGAGCCTGCAGACTATGATAAAAAGATTATCAGTCTGTATACTCAATCTTCATTGTATAGCAATGATTTTCTAGACATGATCAATAAGAGTACACCTTACTTTATTGATAATAACAGCGATGCATGGAAATGGAATATCGCAGTTCCTTACAAATTCCCTAAAATTATTGACATTCCAAAATCTACACAAGATGTGATTGATGCTGGAGGTAAAGTTGGTGTTGATGGACAAGAGTTTGAGCTTATCTTAAGTTCTAACGAATTCTCCAAGAATGCTATCATCTCTGTAGGAACACGTCAATATGGACCACGTTTCTACGTAATTAAAGATCCACAACCATGGAACATGGGATGGATTTACAAATTCACACTAGTAAGTGATAATCCAATTGTAGACTTTGTTAATCCTACATTCTTAACACAAGGTGTTGAATTAGAATTAGTAGATGCTGCTATCGGTGAATTTGATCAAGATCTATTAGGCCTTCCTAAATTAGGTGAAGAAATCACTATGTTTGAATCACTAGGTTCTGCATATGGATATGAGCACAAAATTACAGAATGGGCTGATGACAAAATGTTGCGTGATTCTGCTGGTAAGCCACTAGATATCTTAGTATATGCTCCACAAAGACGTAATCAACTTCCTTTAAGAAGAGAAGATGTTAAGTGGGAGCCATTTATTGAGTTCTGGATGCGTAAGTCTATGCTAGAACTAAAAGTTAAAAGAATGATCTGGGCTTCTCCAGGTACTGTTAAAACTGGTGGTTCACAACAAAACTTAAAAAGAACTTCTGCTGGTGTATACCACAGAATGAGAAATAACGGAAACTTAGTACAATACAATAGAGGTGAGTTCTCTGCAAACCTGATTCGTTCAGTATTTGGAGACTTGTTCTATAGACGAGTGGATGTTAAAGATAGACGAGTTAAGATGTATACTAATGAGGCTGGATTCGATGTATTCCAACAAGCTCTTAAAGACGATGCACTTAATTCAGGTCTTACTTTCGTTGCAGATTCTGGAAACAGATACATGCAAGGAGAAGGACAAAATATCACTTATAACTTTGCATTTGATGCAATGGTTACAAGAGAGACAGGTCGAGTTGAATTAATTCACTTGAAAGAACTTGATTTACCACAAACTAATTTAGAGTTTGGACAAAACATGAAATCTACTCCAGTATTTATGGTGTTTGATGTTTCTCCACTATCTGATGGTGCAATGGTAAACAACATCCGAGAAGTTCGTATGAAGGGTGCTCCTTCTATGACTTGGGGTTATATTGACGGAACTCGTTCCCACCTAGGCTTTGCTAAGTCTCAAGGAATGCAGTCTGCTAATAAATTCCCAGGATACGAAATCTGGATGAAAGATAGATGCGATGTATTTATCGAGGATTTATCAAGAACTGTACTTATTGAAGAAATTCCACAGTTCTAAAAACAGAATAGGTGAATTATTGCTAGCGTAATACTCACCCTTCACAGAGAAGTAGTCCCCTCACCCACACTGTCCCTCCTCAGAGGGGACAGGCTTCTCAATCAGAGTGAAGAATTAAGTTTCTACCCATTCAATTGGATCACTCTACTAAGTAAAATAAAACCAAAAAGAATAATTAATTAAACTACATTATGGGTAAATTAGGAAAAATCTCTACGATTAAGAAAGAGTATAATAGCAGTCAACTACAGACCCTTCAAAGTGGTCTATCTAAACAAGGTATGACAAGGATTCCTGGAACAGGGGTATTTAAGTACCCTTACAAGGAATTAGATGGTAAGTACCGAACAGGTTTAGATCCTGAAGCTGGGTATATTAAAAGGATTCAAGATCCTCTTGAAAAAGAACTAGAGATAGAAAGAGTTACTGAGCTTAAAGATAAACTTCAAGCTGCTCTAGGAGATATAGATTTAGGACCAAGATCAAAGTTTTGGAACTACGGACTATCAACTGGATCACAAGATCTCTTACATGTAAAAGCAGTTAAACTTTTAGATGGAGATAATCTTTACGATTTAACTGTACCTATTCAAGAACTTTCTTTTGCATGGTTAAGAGTACATCCAACCATTGCATCTTCTTACCAAGCGTGGGAAAGAGGTGAGTTTCCAGCAGATACACAGTTTTATGTTGTAAATGATGAGGTTGAAAGTCAAATAGTTTATAAAAAGAAACAACAAATTAATAAAGCTATCATTAAGTTCGATGGCATGAGTATGGAGAAGAAGAGAAAAGTTGCAAGACTACTCGGATTACCAGTTACATCAGATTCCAAAGAGGAAGTTGTTTATAATTTAGTTGATAATATGTTAAAACAATCTGAAGTTAAAAGTGGTTCTTTCAAAGGATTAAATCCTGTAGAAGTGTTTGGCAGATTTGCAGACATGAAAGATAATTTACTACATATTAAAGATTTAGTTAAACAAGCTATTCAACATTCTATCTATAGAATCAAACCGAGCGGTAAGATATACGAAGGAGATTATGAAGTAGCAATGGATGAAGATGAATTAGTTAAGTATCTAATTGATGAAGATCACCAAGATGACTTACTAGTACTCGAAAAGAAATTAAAATCTAAGAAACTAGCTGCAGTATAAGTAGCTAGTTTTTTATAAAACTAGTTAAATATGATACCAGTCGATAGTTTATTATACAAGATTGATCAAAAACTAAATAAACTATCAACTAACGAGCATCAACAAATTGCACTAGAAGACAAAATCTTGAGTTTGAATGAGGCTCAGATTAAGTTGATAAAACAAAAAGTTGATGGTTTTCCAATTCCTAACAGATTAGGTTTTGATGCGTTTAAAAAAAGGTATGAGGATTTACAAAACTTAGTTGTAGATTTTACAAACCAACCATTACAATTAGTAGAAACTAATACACAATTACATCAGTGGGATGCTGACCTTACACAACTCAAACCTAAATACATGTTCTATGTAGATAGTTATTTGCTAGCTGATAAAGGAAGATGCAAAGATCGTAAGATTTGGATTAATAAAGATCTAAGTAAACATGGAGACATATCCTTATTACTTAACAATGATCATTATAAACCAAGCTTCGAGTATCAGGAAACAATGAACTCATTGTCTTCTAATAGTCTAAGTGTCTATACGGACGGTACATTTACCCCCACAATGATATATATAATGTATATGAGATATCCTGTATATATAAATAAATCAGGATATATTATGTTAGATGGTACACCATCTACAGACGTAAATTGTGAACTAGAAGAATATCTAGAGGATGAAATTGTAGATTTAACAGTTCAGAATCTAGCTATGTACACAGAGAATGCTGCTGCTGTACAAAGTGCACAATTTAGAATTCAAACAAATGAATAATTATTAACCCTTAAATATAAATTAAATTATGAGTACATTCGCATTAACCACGTTATTCGTGGTGCCAGTAGGTTCTACAATACCTAGCTCTGGTTCGAAATCTACCCAAGACTTGACCGCTGGTGAAGTTGGTTTTTTTAGCAATACATATGCAGCAGTTGATGCTACAGATATTGCTGATTCACCATATTTCTATGTCGCACAAGGTAGAGCAAATACTTATTTGCAAGGATCTAAAAGATCTGACAAAATTAAAGGATGCCCAACAGCTGGTGCATCTTGTAACTCTAACGTAACAGAATGGTATAAAGTTTCTGGTTGTGCAACTGCAGCTAATCAGATTACTGACATCACAGACTTCAAAGTACAATGTGGTGAAATACTAACTGTAACGCTTAGAGCTTTTTCAAATTATATTAATACGTTATACTTCAACGGATTTACACGTTCGGTAACTGTCCAAGCTCCATGTTGTGAGTGTGGTGGTGATGTATGTACTGATGTTGACACTAATGCATTAATCAATTCAATTATTGCTGCTTTCAATAAGAAAGCTCCTGGTAACAACCCAGACAATATTTCTTTCAGCACTTTCTTTACTTTTGAAAATGTTGGTGGAACTATCTTACGAATCCACGGAAAACCATTAACACAATATGGTCAACCATGTGATGTCGCTGCATTCCCATTTGAATATGACAGAATGTACTTCAATTCATTTGTATACGAAGGACCAGCTACTACTGCTGACTTTATCGTAGCTGACGCATGTAACATTGTTGCAACTTCTTCTATCATCCAAAACTCTACTTACCCTTCAGGATTATCTACTGAATGGAAGCAAGCAGAAATTAACTACTATAGCTACCAAGCTGGGTATTTAAAATCTCTTTATAGAATGGGTGGTTACAATGAGAACTTTGAGTCTTATGTAACTGATGGAGCTGTGTACGATAGCTACACAATCAGATTCAATGAATATGACAAAGCTGCTTACCAATGGGGTGATTATATCCACATGGACAATATTGTAATAATTGCTGTACCTAATGAAGATTCTTCTGCTGGACTATCTACAGCTGTATCTGCTGTCCTAGAGGCTGCTCTTGGAACTGTTGTTGATAATAATGTTTGTATTACAACTACAACTACAACTACTGCTCCCTAATAGACAGAGTTACATAAAACAATACTAACCTATAATACCAGAGGTGAGAGGATTAAATACTCAATCCTCTGGTATTTTTTTTTAAATAATTCTTATGTCAGCTATTTTACAGTTAGATATTATTGTTCCTCCTAGTTATAGTGTTAATTTACTAGCAGTTACTGATGCATCAGTGTATCCAGATGATCCACCGTTGGTCTCATCACCTACGATTGAAATAGAGATACCTGGATTTGGAACAAAAGTCTTACCTTTCAAACCTTTAGAAACAAATATTTTTGCGTCAGATACTTTAGGAATTACTGAAGCTGGATGCAAACAACCTATTCCAGATGGTATATACTATCTGAAATATTCTGTGGCACCTGCCTACAAGAATTATGTAGAAAAGACTATAATGCGTATTGATAAACTTCAACAAAAGTTTGACGATGCGTTTTTAAAGTTAAATATGATGGAGTGTGACAGTGCTCTGAGAACACAGTCTAACGTTACTTTAAATACAATTAACTTCTTTATTCAAGGGTCATTAGCTGCTGCTAATAACTGTGCTGAGAAAGAAGCTTTAAAACTATACAATCAAGCTAGTAATATGCTTGATACATTTATAAAATCAAATTGTGGTTGTACTGGAAACAACTACCAAATAAACTTTATTTAATTATGGCACAGTGTGCAGGATGTGGAGCAAAAGTGGGGTGTGGCTGTAGACTTTCAAATGGTCTATGTGCTACCTGTAAAGCTAAGTTAGAAAAACAGCAAGGTAAAAAGTAAGACATATGATCTCACCAAGACTAACGAATTGTAAGGAGTGTGCAAACATTCCTGATCTATTACGAAAAATAGACTGTAAACTTGCAGAGCTAGGGAATAACTTATACAACAATGTTGTATTTATGTTAAACAGACCCATAGCTGTTAGTGAGATTTCAGAACTGTTAGTCTATAAACGTATATTACAACATAGATTTTGTGATAGTCATTATGCAAAAGATTGCAATAGTATATCTACAGAAGACATTGCAAGTAAGGTAATACGTCTTACAGCTGGTTGTGTACCATTCTGTAACGAACCAACTGTATGTGAAATAACTACATGTGCAATCAAACCTTGCCCTAATCCAACAACAACAACAACTAGTACCTCTAGTACTACTACAACTAGTACATCATCAACAACTACTACAACTAGTACAATCTATCCAGACTGTAGAGTGGAAGGATGTTTTACAACACCAACTACTACCACAACTAGTTCTACTAGTACAAGTACATCAAGCACAACAACAACTACCACTACCAATCCTATTACCACTACAACTACTACTACTCTAATAGCAGTCACAGGAAACTCATACTTTACTTTCTGGAGTGATACCTCAGGTTCTATGGATTCTACAATTGCAGTGACAGCACAAATAGCTAGTGTTACAGGTGTAAAGTCTCTAGTTTCAGGTATTTTACCAGCAGGATCAACAACAGTCCAACTATCATCAGGTAATCAGCAAAATAAAGTTACTGTGTCAGCTGTTAGTGGAGACACTACAAGTAAGGCATATTTATGTCTTGTACCTGGTATGGAAGCTATACATCCTGCAATACCTGCAGGAACTTTTATTGCAGTAGCAGGTACTACTACATTTAATCTTGTAGACATTAATGGAAGCCCTGTTGCAACAACAGCGGACATTGTCCAGGGAGCTAATGGTGTTATTACTTTTAATCTAACAGATGCTCAGAAAACTGCTGATTACCAAAACCCATCTAATTTAAGAAACTTACTTCAAGATTTTTATGCAACAGGTGGAACTGAAGCAAGTGGAAATACAGACAGAGCTACTAACGGTAGTGATGAGTTTGAAGCTCGTGTATATTGGTGTCATAGTGGTCAAGAGAGACAAATTCAAATGCTCTCAAACAAAGGTCTTGGGGACACTATAGGCCCAACAGGATATTTTCCTGATGCAGATAATTTAGTAATTATGGCATTCGGTGATGAGTCAGGTTATGGATATAATATGGATGGTGGTTTCGGAGTTTCAGGACCTGCCTGGTCAACTCGAGCGAGTCAAACAAATTCAAGAATAGTAGATGATATAGCAAGTGTAAGAACTTTTGTTACGAATGTAGAAAATGCAAAAGGTAACACTAATGTATATAGAGCTAAGTTTTTCCATCCAGAAGCTACAAGTCAGTACACATTATCAACAATAAAACCTCTAGTTTCACCTGAAGGACTTCTTAATGCAGGAAATAATGGTGTAGCTGTAGTTGCAAGTATTGGTAATGTTCCTGCTAGTGCTTACAACAGTTCTACAGATAATCTAGTAAACTACCCAAGTGCAAGTCCTGCAAGATTTGCATGGTCAGCGGATCTAGATAATAATCCTGCTAACCCAGAGCAGTACTGGTATGATGAAATAAGAAATACATTAATAAGCTTTGGATATGGAGTTTAGTAAAATCAAAAATTGTAGATAAAGATGACAATAATAATAACATTAAGTTTTGCAGGTGCAGACACAGGTCCTTTTGATCTATACTCGAACGTAGATGGGTTTATTACTCCATTTGAGACAGGTGTGAGTAAAGCGGATCTATTGTCTGGGTATGAAACATCATTAGCCCCTGATGGAACTATAACTGTTAGACTGTTGGACTTGGGTGCATTGTGTACACCTAATACAACAGATATTTATTCTTGTGCTACACCAAACTGTGATTTTTCTGGATCTATTCTTTGTGATGTTACAACAACAACAACCACGTCATCATCAACAAGTACTACAACAAGTACTAATTATCCAGGTGTAGCACCTTGTACTTGGTCAACTTATGGAGGTAACTCTGGAGAAATAGCTGTATATGACTTTAATACTAATTCCTCAACTGTTGTGCTTGTACCTAATGACTTTACCACTACTGTAGGAATCAACAGACCTATCTGCTCTACAGGAGATAAGTTATGGTTGGCTAGTGTTACAACTGATGATACAGTAGCATACATTAAAGAGTGGGACATAACTACATCTGGTCCTGTACCAACTTTATCTTATGTTAGAGAAATAACAATTGCTGTAAGTTCACTTAGTTACAAAAGTATATGGGGAACTAAAATATCTACAATAGCTACAACCTCTGATAATAACACATTACTTGTAGGGTTTGGTGATAGATTTAATGGAAACGCTCTTATGGGTGTTTACGAATGGGATATTTCTACAGTTGGAGATATTGAATTAACTGAATCTAATAGTACTGATGAAGTCAATGTTAATTTTGGTAATACCTCTGGACACACAACAGAGCTTACAGGTATGTTTATTACTAATGATGGTGATGTTATTCTTTCTAGTAGATATTATGAAAACGAAAGTGATTTCAATGCCTCAAATCGAATTAAACAATATCCAGGCTTACCTTCATCTGGTAGTTGGTCACCAAATCCTAACACTCCTATAATCAACTTACAGAATTCTGGTGTTCCTGAATTTACATCTACATGGACTGGTTCAACTAAAGCTATGCCTGTATGGGGTGTAAATGGATTAATACAAGTAATTCAACCAGAAACACTTGAAGTATATAACATAAGTCAAACAGCACCATATAATGCTACATTAGAAACTACAGTGGCTGATGATAGTGTTTGGATACATACATCAACTGGTTGTGCAAATGTTGGTATTAAATTAACAGATCCTGATTGTGAGGCTACTTGGATACCTGCACTAACTGAACGAGATGCTGGAAATAACCTCTTCTATATTGGGCCTGTTACTTTTACATATCAGGGAATTCAGGTTACAGCTAGTGCTGACGATAACTTCTTAGCATTACTACCAGGAAATCCAGTTGGAGGTATACCTAATAGCGGATGTAGTGGATTATCTAATCCAGCTGCAACTAATAAGTTAACAACTGTTCAAGGTAATGATTTTAGTATTACTCTAACTTTTGAAAGTCCTATTAATAATCTTCCTATTAGAGCTGCTGTACTTAACACTTCTCCTGACTTTAGTGCTGGGGACGTTTATGAAATTACTACAAATACAGGAACACCTTCTATATCAATAAGTAATGGATGTAACGTACAAGTACAAGGAAATAGAATAGGTGGAGGTGTGCCAGATTACAATACAGAAGGTGATGGAGAGTTTATTGTAACAACTCCTACCAACTTTACTGTTATAACTATATCCGGTAATGCACCAACTGGGGGACCAATTCTGCTTGGTTGTGTCACTCCTCCTTTAAGTTGTTCAAGAATATTTACTAGTAGGGGTGTATTGAGCTGTAGTGATGGAATATGTGCCCCTGATAATTTGAATGGAAGCTATAATAGAGTTTATTCACAAAATACTGTAACAAATACTATAGAGGAAATTGCTCTTCCAGGAGGTAGCTATTTCCAACTACCTAATTCAGATATTACTAATAATTATTTTATTGGTCAAGTTAACAATAAAGATGCAGAAGGAGATTTAATTCGACAATTTACAAGATGGAGTTATGATACCACATTACCAAGTGGTACACCTTCAAACTTTACATGGGAGGGTATACTTTATACTATAGATCAAAGTGAGTTACCTAATATAGGACCACCTTTTTACTATGGAGTAAGTACGGTTAATGACAACTTAATGGTACTATCGTATAGTATCTCTTCCTTTGCTGGAGGAGGTCAACAAGTGTTTGAAGCTGAATTTGTAGATGGATCTACAACATTAGCAGTTGCACTTAAATTCTTTATACCTGAACCATTTAATGGTTCTGGTGAACATGTGGTTACCCTTAAAGAAGATGGAACACCAAATAAATTTATAGCACTCAAATCATCATATGTACTTGCTCAGTTTGATTATGACACAGGTAATCTAGAAGTAGAGATTCCAGGACCAGTTGGTAATTGGCAACAAGGTGGAGACATGGCTGTAGTTGATGATTATTTATATGTAACTTTACGTAGTACTACAGGAGGATCACTTAGCTTATATAGAGTTAATCTACAAACACATGTTTGGGAAGAAGTAGCAAACGAATCTGAATACTTTGGTGGAAGTTCAGGAAGTTTACCATTATGTAGAACAAATGATGGATTTGCAGTACTTGGTACAACTACCACTACTACAACAGATCCTGATATAACAACAACAACTACCACTACTACATCTATACCTGGTGTAAGAACAATATTTACTAAATTCAGTGCAGGGTCAGAACCAGCATAACACATAGATATGAAAGGACTATTAACACAAGAAATAAAAGATAGAATATTAGAGTTGTCTCAGCAACTTCCTAATGTAACTAGTGTTGCTTGGGGAAGAAAAGTTGTTAATGGAACGTGGACAGGTGACTTTGCTATAGTTATAGCTGTAGAAAAAAAGAAGCCTCTTTCTGAGATTTCAATAAATGAACATATTCCATCACGTGTTATAGTATCTGGAAAAAGTATAAAAACAGATGTAATAGAAATAGCAAAGCATGAAGTTATAGGTACATGTTCTTCAACTTGTGGACAAACAAATAACACTGCATTAGCAAACAGACAATTCTTTCAACATTTACAAGGTGGTATTTCTTTTTCTAGTAGAAATAATGGAAATAGTGTAGGTACTCTTGGAGGTGTAGTTATACATTCAGAAACAGGCTGTTCAGTTGGTTTAACAAATAATCACGTTACTATTCAAGATGCATTTTATACATCTGATAGAAGTGTTACTGGAGCTCTTGTAAATGAATATAGTCCAGTAGATTATGTATATCAACAAGGAGAATTTGGAAGTGCATCCACACCTGCAAGTTATAACTGTGGTGTAAGTTTACAGTATGTTCCTATTCATGCAAAGTCTACAGGTTTATTTAATCAGGTAGATGCAGCTATAATTTCTATTGATCCAACAAGATGGGACCCAACAGTTGCATGGAATCAAGTAGGACTAGAATCTATACTAGGTAGTAATCCACCACCATTTGCTTCTACATTAGAAATAGATAATCTATTAGCTACAAACCCTCGTGTATATAGTACTGGAAGAACTACTGGACCTAAAGGTATTGTACCAGATTGTCCTATGGTAATTCAATCAATAAGTGCTACGCTTGAAAATATAGCTTATCCTAGTTCACAAGCAGCTAGTGTAAATTGTAAGTTTACTGATGCTATTAGATTTATTAAACCTCCTCAAGAAGATCCTGATAATGCGAATACAACAGAATATTGCTGTAATCCTATATATTCAGGAGATTCAGGATCATTCCTCCTCGCAGATATAAATGGAACTATCAAGATAATAGGACTATGTTATGCTGGTGGAGCTCAGGTGGTACCTGGTTGTTATCTATATGGTTATGCCTGTAGAATAGATATGGTTGCAGAACAAATGGGTATACAGCAGTTTGTTACTCCTGGTCCACTAGTAGATCCAGATACAATTGAGTATATAACTATAGAGGGACAAAGTGACCAGAAAATAATATATTGTGAAAGTGAAGCGTACTGGCAAGTAGGATTTACAGGTAGTTTAGAAAATAACTGTGGTTCTGAAACCACTACCACCACCACTAGTTCAGCTCCTATTTCAGGTAACTGTAGCCAACCTTATAACTTTGATGCTCCAGAGGGATTCCCAGGAATAAGCACTGGAAATGGAGTTAAAACATTAAGTAATGGGTTTGTACTGACATTATCATCTGATAATGCTGATTGTGATACAGTATATGTTCCAAGTTCTTCTCCGCAACTTCTTCCAAATAATGGAACTGATCCAGATTGTGCACTACAAGGTTTCCACAATAATCAATATAATAATCAGGGTACATATTCTATAGGTGGTGGAAGGTGTTCTTCATCTACAATGTCATTTGATAACTCAATATCATCTATGGCATTTTACTGTAGTGGTATAGGGTATTATCCTAATCCAGGAATATATGAAACAGTGAGAGTAACATCTGACGTAGATCTTAATATATCATTTATACAGGTGTGTAGAGAAAATCCTGATAGTTTTATAGTTTCTAATGAGACAGATGGTAGTGTGATATTTAAAGCAAAGTTGAATACAGGAGATCAACCAGCTCGTGCTTTATTTAATATATTTCCTAGAAACAATGGTGATAGAATTAATGAACTAACATTTACACATGTAGGAGATAAGTTAGCAGGTTGCCTTCTTGATTTTTATTTATGTCCAGATGATCAGTTAACAACAACTACAACAAGTTCGTCTAGTACAAGTACTACCAGTACTACAAGTACTACAAGTACAAGTACAAGTACTACCAGTACCAGTACAACCAGTACCAGTACAAGTACAAGTACTACTACTACATCAACTACTCTACCACCGCCTCCAGTTTGTCCTGATAAAGTTTTTGTTCTTCAAGTTTGTAATGAGAACTCAGATAGGGATGATGATTTTGATTTGTACTTAAACAATCAATATATCGGAGCTCTTGATTTAAACCAAAATGCTCAAATAGGCTCTATTTTCATTGGAAGCACAGACACTAATAAACTTGTAACTCAACCAGATTTTGTTTGCCCTTTAGCCGGAATGGTAGTTTATCATTTTGATCCGAGTATTTTAACAACAGGGATAAATACTATATTTATGGATAACACCCAGGATAATGGAAATGGTAATGCTGGAACAATTCAAATTAGAAATTACGAAATAGATCCAACCGACCCCAACAGTCTTATAAATCCTTGTGTAGTATCTAACCAGGCCTTTAGCCCACCCAATGGGCAAGATTGGACAGCAACATTTGATTATACAGAATGTTGTCCATTTACAACAACAACTACAACCACGGTTGCTCCTACAACAACTACTACTAGTACTACTCCTGTACCAACAACAACAACTACTACTACTCCTGTGCCTACTACTACTACTACTAGTACTACTCCTGTACCTACTACCACTACTACAAGTAGTTCTACTAGCACAAGCACAAGTACATCCACAAGTACAAGTACTAGTACGTCCACAAGTACTTCTACAACAACAAGTACAAGTAGTACAACTACAACAACTACTACTGTTGATCCTAAACAGTATGCATTTAATTGGGTGTTTAATGGATCATCTAATCCAAGTACAGCAGGTCTATTTAGGAGTGCGAATCTTAAGATATCAGTTAATAACGTAGCAGTTGTAAATTCTGTTATAAACACAACTAATACATCAGACAGTGGCACTATAATGACAGCGTTGGGTGACATTATTAGTGCATCAATAACAACTGAAAACACATCAAGTGATACTGTTTTTGTTGAACACAAAGAAGACGCTAGTACTAGACCACCACAATTTGCATCAAGTCTTGTATCTGCATCTAGTGACTATACATTTCTATTTTCCAACTGGACTCAACCAGGTGTAAGTAATAGTACTTGGAATTATGATACTATTACTACTGCAACTGCACCTGCAAGTCTTATAATAGACTTTGAAGATGCTGGAGACGGAGTTCAGTTTGTATCTTTTGATGGTGAAGACGGTAATGTTTCAGAGACTTATCTTGCTGATCCAAGCAGTAATGGAACTTACAACTTTACTTTAGTAAACGGAAAGAGTTATGATCTACAAGCAACTTATCAATCACTTAACCCAGGACAAAACTGCACTTTAACAGTAAGTGGTCTTCAAGTTAGTGGATTTACTAGTTTTAGTGATACCGATACTGGAGCTGCTCAAACATTAATAGGTCCAGTGCTTGGAGGCTTTACAGTAACAGGAACAGGTGCTATTTCTCTAAACGCAACACAAACATCACCATAGTGTGATAAACAAATAAATAAAATTATGTCAACACAAAATTGCTCAAATTGTTATAACGGATGTACTGAAATTACTTCAGACAAGTGCGTTAAATACACAGGTGTAGACGTTCCTATACTAGGAATAAAGAATGGAGACTCCCTATCATTTGTGGAGCAAGCTCTTATTACCTTTTTAGGATCTACACTAGACGGAACAGGTATAACACCTGTGGTTCCCCCATCAGATATATGCCCTGCAGTGCAGGCTAATCTAGATGACTGTAACCCATTAACTTTAAATAACTACCTAGTAGGTATAATCAAAACTATCTGTAAATTACAGGAAGAAGTAAGTGAGATAGAAGGTGGTTCAGGAAGACCAAGTGTAAACTATGATGTAGGCTGTGTATCTGGAGTAACAGATACTACAAGTACATCAGATGTATTACAACAAACTATAAATAAGTTGTGTGAAGTTGAGCAGTCACTGAACACTTTTATTACTGATGTTACAAACAACTACGTACAAATTGTTGATATTAATACGTATATAGAAAACTATTTAAACACTAATCCTCAGCAACAGCTTATTAGTAATCGAATGGTTCCATTTTCTGCACAGCCATACTTTGGAGACTTAACACCATTTGATGCATCAGGTGCAGGAATAGGTATTTGGGATAGAATATTTCTATGTAATGGAAATAATGGTACACCAGATATGAGAGGAAGAGTAGCTGTTGGAGCTACTGATATGCCAGGTCAAACTATGGATAACATAGTTGATCCGTCTGTTAGTGGAAATCCTACATATAACCTAAATGACCTTACTGGAACAAATCAAGTTGTATTAACAACAGCACAAATACCTTCACATACACACACTAATAGGGTAGTAGCTTCACTTAGTCCAGCTTCTCACACCCACCTTGTTGCAACTTTAGGAAGTTCAAATGAATCAAATCCTCCTACAAGCAATAGCTATATTCGCCAGTCAAAAAGCACAGGTGGTAACTTAGGATATGCACTTAGAGGAGCAAGTAATCCAGCTACTGTAGGAAAAACTAGTGAAGTTAGTCAAAGTGTAGCTACAACTGTTACAATAAATTCTACTGGTGGAGGGTTACCACATAATAATTATCAACCTGGAATTGGATCATATTATATAATTTACATACCTTAATACTAAAAACAATGGCATACTTACCCACTAATCCTTGTTGTACAAATATAGCAGTGAACACTACTTGTGGTTGTTCTACTTCTGTAAGTAATGATCCATGTGAAACTGGAATACATTATTCAAAATCTATTACATACAATGGACCAATATTACCTTGTTCTAATGTAGAACCTTGTGATGATTTAAACGTTGCTTTGTCTAAAATTGACGAACTTCTTTGTATATTGAAGACTCAACAAGCAACTAATACATCAGATATTTCTGCTATAAAAGAACAAGTTATAAATATAAATAACACACTAAATACTTGTTGCGGATCATAATGGAAGCATTTATAAAACTAACAACTGCAGGAAACAATACTGGACCCTTCGATCTGTTCTCAGATGTAGATGGGTTCACTACTGCTTTTGAAACTGGTGTAACTAAAGTTAATTTATTAGCTGGCTATACTAGTACTGTAGTTCCTGATTTTACTACTATAATAAGAGTAACGTCAGATTCATTATGTGAAAATAGTTTTGATATTGTATTAGAACAAACTACAACTACCACAACAACACCAACACCATAAGATATGTTGATACAAATAAACATAACCATACCTCCAGGAGGCTCTGCTGGACCTTTTGATTTATACTCAGATGCAGATGGATATACTAATCCATTTGAAACACAAGTTCCTGCTTTAACTTTAACTAATGGATATGTTATTGAACTTCCTACAGGAGCAACTATTATAAGAGTATGTTCTGTTGATATATGTGAAAATTGTATTGACCTACCAACTAATTGTCCTACAACAACTACAACAAGTAGTTCTAGTACATCAACTACTACAAGTACTTCAACATCAACATCAACCACTACAACGGAACAGCCCCCTAACAGATTTAACTGGGAGCTTATAACCAACACACCAAGTTCTTTAATTGCATCACAACCACAGAGCAGTAACTTAAAAATAGATGTTAATGGAAATAATGTTGTAGATGCAACTATTACAGGTAATGCATCTTCACAAAGTGGAACTATTCAAATCTTACCAGGAGATGTAGTTTCTGCTACAATAGATAGTAACAGAGTCGGAGTTTACAATTTTATCAATACAATTCAAAAAGACGGAATACTATATCAAGGACAGGATGTGTGTACTTTCTGTAATGATAGTTTTGTAACTGCCCTAAGTCCTAATTATACTGGAGCAGGAGTTGATGTAGACTTCTCCTTTATAGCTGATACTTATAAAGAAGTTACAACAACAACTACTAGTTCTACTAGTTCTACTAGCACTACAACTACTACCAGCTCTTCTTCAACAACAACAACTACTACTACATGTGATTGTTCCTTAAATAATCCTACTGTAACACTTACTGGTACTACAACAACTAGAATTCCATTTACGACAACTACTAGTACAACAGCTAGTGCATCTCTTGCAGCTGGTATAAGATCAATAACTAGTAATTCAAATCTAAATATTGGTTTATGTACTGCTGACCTTGCCGCATTCCTATGGAAAAATGGATCACTTGTTGAACCACAAATAAATGATTTTACATATGATGTAATATTTCCAGCACTTCAAACATTTAACGGAGACAACAAATGGTACAAGTTTCAACTGTCTATAACTACAGTTGATCCAGGAAATTGGCTTATAAAAATTGATACAAATGGACGTATTACTAACATTGAGGAGTGTCCATGATCCATAAAATAAAAATATAAAATGGCAACACTAACAATAAAACTAGAATCCGCAGGCAGTTGCTCAGGACCAGTTGATCTATATTCAAATGCAAATCTTTATACAACGCCCTTTGCTACGAATGTTTCTATAACTATTCTAACAAGTGCACTAGGTTATAACATATCTACAAGTTCTGTTCCTATTGGAACTACCATTGTGAGAATAAAAAATAACAATGCTGACTGTGATAATTATGTTGACGCATCAATTGTCCCACAGTATACATCTGGATTTGGACTTTTTGATGCTCCAGCACCTCATAATAATGCTATAGATGCATGTTCAGATACATCTGTAACACCGGTAACTGAGTACTGGCACAATGGTGATAGTTTTAATTATACTCCACCTATTGGATCTTTTTTATATGATGGTCCAGACCCAGCAACAGCAAGTCTATTAGGATTGGATGCAGGATGGTATAAAATAGGACCGAGTGCAACTGACGCAAGTGTAGCAGCAATACAGATAGCTTTAAATGGATATGAAGTTTTATGTTGTACTACTCTTTGTGAATAAAATAAAAATATAAAATGGCAATACTAATACAAGCTAGTAACATAGGAGCAGATGCTGGACCTTTTAACTTGTTTTCTCAGGTTGATGGTTTTACTGAAGCTTTTGAAGTAGATGTAACAAGCAATCAACTACTTGCAGGATTTGTTTCATATAACGTTCCTTTTGGAACTGCTGTAGTTAGAATTATATCTACTAGTCCTGACTGTGATACTTATGTAGATAGAGAAATAGACGCACCTCCAAGTTGTCCAAATACTGTCACTGTCTTTCAGGTTTGTAATGAAAACGCATCCAGGGATGACAATTTTGATGTATTCCTAAATGGGAACTTAATAGGGAATTTAGATCTAAATCAAGATGCTCAAGTAGGATCGATATTTATTGCTAGCAATACACCGTTAGTAATAACTGAACCAGACTTTCCTTGTCCCTTGAGCAACATGCAGTTGTTCTTTTTTGATCCAGATATAATAACTCTGAGAAACACTGTACAAATGATAAACACACAAAATAATGGAAACAATAATCGAGGTACATTATCAATACGCAACTACGAGATATCAGGGAATACATTAATAAACCCATGTTTTGTTGAAGATCTTGAGTGGGTAGGATCGTCTGGAGTAGACTTTGAGTTTTCATGGATCTATGACGAATGTTGTGGAAGTGATGTGAGATAGAATAAAAAGTTCTCTTTTGTTGGTTTTAGAGAACTTCTCCCAGGGGCAAAACGCCCCTAGGGAGTTTTATATATAACCAAATTAGTTATAAAGAATAACTCTCATGGTTAAGTTTTTTATGTTAAGTTAAATAATTTATCTATCTTTGAGATATTTTCTAATTAAATACGATACATATGTCTGAGAATCAGAGTCTTCTTAATCAACTTAAAGAGTTGTTAACAAGAAAAAGAAGTGAAGAGTGGTATGCAGAAAAGCTAAACGTTACAGTTAATGAAGTAAAAGAGCTGAAAAAGGAACTAAAAGGAAAGAAATATGACGACAGTAATAAATTTCTAGATGGGGCAACAAATAGTAAACAGATTGAGGAAGCAGTAAGAAAAGTTAGCAATGAACAGGGCACAATTGAAAGTACAATAACTCTAGACTTCGAACCAAAAAGTGATATAGAGTTAGCACAATTACACAAGATAGATCTAGAAAAGTATATAATTACTAACTATTGGTCTAAAGTTCTTCCCAGTGGGAAGTTTACATCTTCAATCTTTTCTAAAAGAAAAGGTCCAAAAGATTATACAGCTGATGACTTCAGCAAGTTCCTAGAGAACTATAAGTCAAACTACATTCCTATTCCTGCTCCTCAGATGGAGCTGAAACCTCTGGTAGATATTGAGTTATCTTTATCAGATTATCACTTAGCTAAAAGATATGTTGATGGAGATAATGATCCAAAAACTAGAGCTAATAGATTTGTGCAAATAGCAGAAGCTTTAACTTATAAAGTTAGATCTATTTACAATATAAACAAAGTAGTGTTTCCTATATCTAATGATTTCTTTCATACAGATAATTATCAGAACACTACAACTAATGGTACTCCTCAAGATATAATATTAGATTATGCGTCAGAGTACGAGATGGGATTTGATCTTTTAGTAGATACTATTAAAATGTTAAAGACTAATTCTAAACATGTTGAGGTTATTTTAGTACAAGGTAATCACGATAGAACTAAATCATACTACTTAGCCCATGCGTTAGACATATATTTTAAGGAAGATAAGAATATATCTTTTGTAAGAGAAGAAGGTTTAGTAAAAGCTACTGTAGTAGGTAATACATTTATTGGCTTTCATCATGGTAATTGTAAAATTGATGCATTACCATTATTGTTTGCAACGCATCCAAAATATAGTAAGTGGTTTGGAGATGCTACATATAGAGAAGTTCATACAGGTGACAAGCATCACTATATGGCAAAGGAAATAAAAGGAGTTAGGATACAACAAATGCCTAGTTTATCTGGAACAGATAGGTGGCATAAAGATAATAATTTTGTACATAGTGTACGAGCTGCCTTAGCTTTAGTTTACGATAGTAAAGTTGGCAAGGTTGCTGAATTTGAAGAAAGAATATAATTATGGCAACAAAGTATGGAAAGCCTACACCAGGCAAGAATGTAAAAGCTCCCAAGGTGCGTCCTTATAATATGAAAAAGAATTATATGAGAGAGGCTGACCAAGAGGGAGGAATAAAAGGCTTCGGTAATTATAAAAAATAAAACAATGGCAACATTAAGAAAATTGGTTTCGGATGTGAGAGGTACACATAAGATTTTATCAACAGATGCTTTGATAACGGATAGAGTTATTGCTTCTGAGATAAGAAACGCATCTCAAATGTTGATAAAAAGAGAAACCAATTTAAGAAAACTATGGGCTAGTGATACATTATATACCACTATTCCTTGTCTAGAGATGAAAGAAGTTCCCATCTCAGAGTGTTGTGAGTATGCAGACGAGTGTAATGTATCCAGAACTGCACATAAACTACCTAGAATATCGGAAGGTAACTACCAATATGTAATACAGGGTGTATATTCTGTAGATGCTATGGGAGGAAGAGGAACTAAATTAAAGGAGATAACTATAAATAGATATTTGAATTTATTGAAACTACCAATAGTAAAAAATGATTATTACTTCTGGATATCTAATGGATACTTATATGTAAACAATCCTTTACTAAAAGCAATCAGACTATCTGCATTTTTTGAAGAAGATGTACCTAGTGAAATTATGTATCCAGATTGTGATTGTGGTGGTGTGAATGTTACAGATGAAGAATATTGTAAAAACCCTTTGGATAAAGAGTATGCTCTACCAGGTTATTTAGAGTCTTCAGCTTTAGGATTAGTATCACAAAAACTCTTAGCTACATACTTCCAAATTAAAACCGACATGAGTAACGAAGGCATAGATGGACAAGCTCCAAATGCCCAACCAACTCAGTAATAAATTATATATGTCAAGAGTAGCAGTTGACTGGCGAAGTGCAAGTAAAAAGAATTACGAGGACTTCTGTAAGAAGCACCCTTTAATATCTCTAACTTTTGATGAGTGGAGAAATATCCTGTATGGTTTCAATGAGTCATTCAAACACTATATTTTAGAAACAGGAGAGAAAGAAAAGCTTCCAACTGGTTTTGGAGAGTTTTCAATTAATAAGAAGAAAAGAAGAAAAACTAAAGACATCAATGGAAAGGAGTTTGTAAATCTTCCTATTGATTGGCAGAAGACACGAAAGAAAGGAAAAGTTGTATATAACTTTAACTATCATACGGAAGGTTATTTTTTTGGTTGGATGTGGTTTAAATCTACAGCAAGATTTAGAAACTCAGACTTATGGTATTTTAAACCATCTAGAAGAACTTCCAGAGACCTTTCTCATTATATAAAAGCAGATCCTAAATATCAACAGACCTATCACGAATGGAAAAAATAAGTTATGTCATACTATTATAAATACGATTTTGTATCCCCAGAACCACTATACGCTACAGTAAAAGAAGAGCTTAAAAGTTACTTCGATACTGGTGCTGTAGATGATTTACTATTTCCTACATACTTAGATAAGTGTCTTAGGAAAATGGGAAGAACAACATATAAGATTACTACAGAGGTTCTATTTATAGAAGACTTTGAAGCAAGGTTACCAGACAACTTTCATGCTGTGAGAGAAGCTTGGATGTGTGCAGTTATTCCAGGAAACCCTTATCCTGCAGCATCTTCTTTTTATAGTCAGGCTGCAAATGCTACAACTATTCAAATTGCTCCTTTAACTATTGGTGGTACTCCCTGTAATAACCCTGATTGTCAACATCCTAGTTGCGATGGGACATGTATGCCTGAGATAGTACAAGCTGTATATAAAACAAACAGTGAAATACCTAGAGCATATAGAAGAACATACCTACTTAAACCAGGTAACATCTCAGCTAGAAAGAGCTGTAATTTAGCATATACAGATTCTTGGGACCAATACAATCAGTTAGCTCTATCAGGACGTGAGTTCACTCCAGGATCTTCTTCTTACGATTCTTTTGATGTAAGAGACAATAAGTTTGTTACTAACTTTAGAAAAGGAGTAGTTCATTTAGTATTCTATTCTACAGACTATGACAAGATAGGAAATCAATTGATTCCAGATAATTATCGTGTAAGAGAATATATAGAATCGTTTATTAAGTTTAAGGTATTTGAAACTCTAACAAATCAGACAAATGATGAAACATTTAATCAGCTACAACAAAAACTAGTTTATTATAAACAAATGTCTGATGAGGCCTGGATTATGGCAGAAACAGAACTTAAGAAAGAAACAGTATATCAAAAACAAAGAAGAGTTATTACTGATCTCAATCGTAATAATATGTATGAATTACCTGATGCAAAATCTCAAGTGTCAGGAAGATATTCAAACAGATATGGATATGGTTTGTGGAGAGGTAACGGTAGGAGTTAACAAATAGCATATGGCTACTAGAAAAGAAATGGAAGACGCAAAAGCTAAAAAAGCTGCTGCTGCTAAAAAAGATGACAAAGCTCAGAAAGGCCAAGTTAGACTTGAATATAATCAAGCTACTACTGGTCTTAACATGGATAGCACCATCAATCAAGTAAAGACAGGAAGTCTTACCTATGCATTGAATGCTACTATAGAGAACTTTGATTCTAGTTCAGTCAACTATCAAAATGAACCTGGTAATGAGCCTTGTTTAAGTTTTCCTGATGGGTACGAACTCATTGGAAAATATACAATTCCAGAGAAAAAGAAAAACATATTCTTTCTAACAAACCCTTTAACTGGTGATAGTGAAATTGGTTTCATGTTTAATAATGATTGTCAATATCAAACATTAGTAAATGCTCCTTGTTTAAACTTTAGTATAGATTATCCTATACATAAAGTAGTTCATAGAATAACAAATTGCAGTACAGAGATATACTGGACAGATGGATTTAATGCTAGGAGATATTTAGATATAGATAACATTCCATATGTTATTGATCCTAACTCAGACCCTGGATGTGATCCTGTATATACTGATCAAGTGGATTGTAATCAACTTAAGATACAACCTAATTTCGACATACCTTTTTTAGAAGTAAAAGATATACTAAACGTAGGCTCACTGGTTGCTGGAACATATCAATTTGCTGTACAGTATTCAGATGCAGCTGGTAGCGATCTTACTTCTTACTATTCAGTTACTAACCCTACACCTATTGCTGATCCGTTAAACACAACAGTAAACTTTAACTATCCAGTAGGTAAATCAATAGAAGTAAGGGTATCAAACCTGGACTTATCAGGACAATATAACTACTTCAATTTAGCAGTAATAAAAACTATTAATGATATAACCTCTGTAGAGTTAGTAGGTACATATAACATTACTGAAGATCAACAGATAATTACATATACTGGTGCAGATGCAAATCCTATACAATTATCTATTGCAGATATTTTTGAGAAGTATCCATATT